AGATTTATGATGATCTTCATTTATCCAATTCCATACATCACTACCATAAACATATTCCATAGTTGCTTCATAAATATAATGAGGTAAATCACTATCTTCCTTTTCATCTTTTTCAATTTCATTCATGTATTCTTCACAACAAGCAAGTAAATCATATAATAATTTACTTTCTCTTTTTATCATATCTATAGATTCACCAACACAATTAAAATTTGAAAATTGAATTTTAGGTCTTAACATTATTTTACCTCTTTTTTATTACCTTTAGAAGTATAGTTTTTACTTATATATTTACTTTGTTCTATTAACCATTTCCCTAATAATTTTAATTCTTTAGCACTAAGATCACCAGTACCAAATCCTAAACCTTCAATACTAATAATATGCCAAGGATCATACATTTCATCATCAGTATGTTGTATTACCTCTAAACTAACACCTGATAAATCATTATATAACGTTTCTTGTATTATTCCCATAATTTACTCCTTATCAATTTCATCAAATAACCACCAATGATTAGTATCAATATTATAATTATATGGAACTTCATCATCATCTACTTGTTTGTACCAGGGGCTATTACATTGACTTATACTAAATCCTATAGCAGAAACAGTAGGATCAATACTAATTTTTTTAATTACTTCTATATATTGTGGTAAATTAGTCATACCTTGATCATCAGTAACAGTAGCAAAATATTCATATGCTGAAATTAATCTATTTAAATCTTTACTTTTGATTAATACACCATCCATAGTAGATGCTAATGTAATTTCTTCTTCTATAGATAATCCATTACTTCTATTTAAGTGCCATATTTCTTTCATAGCTTCTATATTCATAGTAGCACATCGAGAGTAATAGTCATGTACTTCTTTACTATATTTTGCCCATTCAGGAGTAGGTAATGATAATAGATATTTACGTTCTAATATAGTCCATATCATCATACTACCTCTAAATGAGTTTTCAATATCATAACAATCAGTAGTTTTTCCATCTAAATCAAAAGTATAAATTTCTGTATAAGACATACTACTTCCTTTATATTAAATCTAAAATATTAGTATCATCACTATTAGTACTTTTTGTTTCTTTTTTCTTATTAATAATGGTTACTTTATTATGATCATCTATAAATATTTTATCTTCTTCTTTAGCTTTTAACCATACTTTAGCTCTAGCTTCTATAATAGGTATATATTCTGCTTCTTTTTCAAATATAATATATGGTCTATCAGTTATTATATATGTGGGAATAATAGAACCTGAACCACCAAATAAGTCTAATACAATACCACCAGTAGGAGTTTTTGTCAAGTTACATAAATAGGTGAGCAAAGATATAGGTTTTACGCATGGATGACTATTGCCTTTTGATAGATTAATAGAGTCTATAATATTATCATCTAATAGTTTCATACCATCAATGCAATCCATATTATAAATTTTATTTGTTTCTAACATAGTAAATCCTTTTATGCTATATAGAGCAAAAATAACTATAAGTATTTAGCTTATAATACATTATATTACTCTTTTTTAATTCTAGGTTTTCTTACTCCACCTTTTCTAATATTTTCATCATACCATAAAGGTTGATAATTTGTATAATGTACTGCTTGTAAAAATTCTTCTCTATTAGTTAAATCAAATCCTGATAATGGTTTTATATGATCTAATTGCCATCCTGTAATACCCCAATTTTCCCAAGTCATACCGAATTTAAACTGTTTTTCTATATATTCTTTAAAAAATTCAATAGAACATCCTAAATCTTGTACTGCTGAACCAGTTTTGGTTCCTCTTTTAACAGCATTCTGTACTCTTATTCTTAAATTAGTAGAAAGACGAAAATTAATATCAATTTTTAAACGATCTCTTTGATATTTATTTCTTTTTTCTTTATAATTTTCTCTAAAATTATTATAATATTCTTTATTTTCTATATAAAATTTTTTATGATAATCTTTTCTTTCATCTAAATGAGAAAGATAGTAATCATGACTATACTTATCTCTGTCTGATTTATTTTTTAAATAATAATTTTTATTCTTTTCTTTATTCTTTTCTTTATTAGAATTATTATATTTTTGTCTATATTCTTTTTCTTGATTTAAATGAGAATAATAATATTTTTTCCTACTTTTACTATGTTGTTCTTTATGAGAATCATTATATTGTTTTTTAATTATTTTTATACATGCTCTACAATTACCACTTATATAACCATTTTTATCAATATAAAAATTGATTATATCTTTTTCTTCTTTACAAGTTTTACATACTTTTGTTTCACTCATAATTTTTTCCTTTTAAGACTCTACTAAAGTCTGTATTAATATAGTTAAAAAATAAAAAGGTTAGATTGAAGGAGTTACTTTCAATCAGCAGGTTAGTAGCCTGTTGTCCCTTTAATATAAGCATAGTTAATTATCCTTTTTATAAATCATTTTTTGTCTCATTTTTATGTTATTTAATTTAATTTTTTCTTTAGTTTTAACAATATCCTTTAATTGATTTAATTCAAAGGAACATCCAAATCCCCAAATTCCTCCATCAAATTCCAAAATATAAGGAACTGATTTATTTTCAGGCTCATCTATACTAAAAGCTTGTTGTCCTGCTTTTACTATTTCATACATTTCATCATAATACATTTTAGATACAACACTATCATGTACATTTGTTATTATATAAGACTTATAATTATTATCTTCAATAATTTTATCTTGAGCAATCATTGTTTTAGTAATTTTAACCCATTCAACAGTTTGAGCACACACATTGCTCATAACATTCTGCATATTTTTTGTTCTTCTTTTATCCTCATCTTCTCCCTTACAATAAATTAACCAAGGAACACGACGAATGAATCCGTAAGGAGTAAAACAAGCTCCATACTTTTCACCTATCTTAATTTGACTAGCAATATACTTTTCTATTCCATTATATTTTTTCATCCATTTTTCTCTAATATCTTCTGCACAAGCCCAATAGTAACTAAATACTTCTGGACTATCATGTATATTAGGATTTTCAATAAGTCTTTCATATTTTTCATTTCTTAATTTTTGTAATTTATGTAATTCAACATATGATTTTGCTTGTTCAAAACTCCATTTATACGTTCCCTGATGTAAACTCTCTTTAGCAAAAGAGAGACTACTACTTCCAAAACATAACGAGAAATTAGGAGATTTTCCACTATAACGAATTTCTACAGCTTCATGATCTTTTTCTTTAATTTTTTTACAATATTCTTCAAAAGTACAATTTAACTTTTTCTCAAAAAGCAAAAAAGAAGTCATTGCGTGCATATCTAAATTATTTTTAAATATATATAACATTTCTGAATCTGATGACAGGCTAGTTTCTACTCTTAGCTGTAACCCATTTCCGTCTTGCTCTACCAAACAAAATTCATTTTCATCTTGAACAGAAATCATGTCTCTTAATTCAAGAGCAAGATATCCATGTTTTTTAATATTTTGAGGATTTGGATTTCTACCAAAATTTCTAGCATTATTAGTTAAACCTACACCATGATTAAAATGAATTCTATTATCATTCTTTCTATATTGATAATATCCATTTCCTTCTTCTTCAGAACCAATAAAAGTTTTGTATAAGGTATTTAATTTATGTACATCATCAATTAATTTAGCTTCTTCATGTCCATCCTCTTGCCAATGAGTCAATTGATACTCTGCAACATTATATATCTTCTTCTTTGTCAATCCATAATTTTTCCATCCTAATTTTTGTAGTAATTGTCCTAATTGATCATTACTATTAATATTAAAATTAGGATCAGTTATCCCTAACATATTTCTTATTTTTAATGTCTTTTCTTCAATCTCTTTTCTAACATAATCAGATAACTCTTTCACCTTATCCCAATTTACTTCCATTCCTCTAATTTCAGCACGACAAAATACTTTTAATGCTGGAATACGTAATTCATTATAAAAATTAATCATACTCCAATGGCTATTTGGAATGAAATTAACAGGATACTTCTTATCTATTTCTTTCATTTTATCTTCAAAATATTTATGAACTAATAATGATTGTGATGCATCCATACCAGCATAAGGTATTCTTAATTTTTCTGGAATTAATGAATAATGTGCTTTACACTCAGGATGACTTTCAATATACCTATCTAATTCTTGATCATAACCACCATGCCATCCAGATATCCATACACATGATTTTAATCCTATTCTTTGTAAGGTATTAACAATTTGTGCTTGATGCATAGTATCACCAATTAACTTATTTATAAGTTTAATTGATAATTTATATTTAAAAATAATCCATTTATAGTCATAGTTTAAGTTAGTACCAATATGACTTTTAGATAATAAAAACTTTTCTAATAATTTAATATCAGTTTTATTCCATGACAAATAGTAAGAATTATATGGATTTTCATAGTAGGAAATAGAAATGTTTAATACATACCCTACATCAGAAAACATATCAAGACCATCAGTTTCTAAGTCAAAGGAACATATATTAGAAGGGTTAATAGTATTACTACTATCTATCTGTAATTGTAACCATTCATTAGGATTATTTATATACTCTACTTTTAGTTGTCGTATCTTTAATGGCTTAATTTTATATTCTACTATTTTTTTTAATTGTTCTTTTAAAAACCAATATTCAAATTTATCATAAAAACTATCAGTATCATTATTAACTAAATCAGTATAACAATCTACAGGAAAAACTACACATTTTGTTTTAGGGTCATTGAAATGAGTTTCATTTAATAATGTATCATAAAAACCAGCTATAATAGAATTTTTGTCTAAGTCCTTTTTTTCATTAGTAACATCATCCATTTTAATTGAGCAGTCTAAATCATTTGATTCACATATACTAAAAATTGATTTTCCAAAAGATAATATCTTAGACCATTGGGGAATATAGTTTTCAAATCTCCATTTATTATCCCTATAGAATTTCCATACTGTTTTCTTTTTATCAGTTTCATTTAATTCTAATTGTAATGCATATAATAACTGATAATTAGTTAAATGCTTATTAAAAAATTTAATAAGCATATGTAACTGAACTTTAGTAGGGTATTCATCTAATATAATACTATACTCTATAGTATCTGTATCAGATTTATAGAGTACAGGAGTAGTGAATACTTTATTTTTAGTAGTTGACTTTAAATTTAAATTTTCTGAAATACCTGATTCCATTAAACTAAAAAAATCTGACACAATTAATTCCTATTATTATTACTTTTATTTTCCATAAATCATCCATCGAGGTTCAATAGCAACTATAGTATAAGGATCATCACCTACTCTAGACCATGATTCATTATATACTTTCCATCCTTTATGATTATCACCATCCTGATCAGGTTCTTCCTTATATTCTACTTCTTGTAACCATCCATATACAAACTCTGATACTGCTTCACAAGACATTTTATATGGAAAAGGGATACAATCTTTACTTGAATTACTCCAATATAATACTAATGAATTGCCTTTTATACTATACCCTTCTACTTTATGTTTAATGCATAGTGACATTACCTTAATGAAATCTTCTTTTCCTTCTGATGATATATCAATATGAAAATTATCAGCATTCATACTAATTCTCCTTATATTTTAATGAATATACTTTTTTTGTCCATAAATCTTCACATAATTGACTATCACAATTTTCTACTCCAGCGGCTTGAGCATGTCCCTTAACATTTTCTAATTGTCTTAAATCAAAACTTTCTCTTGATCTTAATGATAGTAATAATCGATCAGAATTAAATTCATTAATTATGATAATGTATTGCAATTTAGCATACTTTGTCAATAGCATCTCACTAATACCTGATGCTTTTGATTTTAGTCTAATAACACAAAAGTAATTATCATGGTCATCTTTACGAGTTTTTATAGTCTCTTTTCCACCTGAAACTAATTTATTAAATATTTCTAATTCACGTTTTTTATCTTCGGCAATTTTAGTTTCTTCAAGTCGATTAAATTTAAAACCATATTGAGGATTATTAAATTTATAATACATACAATTTTCTATAAAATATTTATATTGTTCTAATCCTTGTTTACCCCAACATTTTGTTTTATAGAATAATCTATTTAAATCTTTTGCTTGTTCAAAAAGTGGATTATTCTTTTTAGCAGTATCATAAATTGAAACTAATTGAACAAACTTTTCTACTACCTTATTAGATTTATCAGTTATATAATGATCATAGAATAGTTCTGTACCAGATTTTTCATTAGGGGAATAATAGTAAGTTACATTACTATTTACCTTTGCCCATTCTGTACATAGATAACAAGAACTTTCTATATCCTCATAATGACCATGATGATCCAAAATTTCTGTAGTACAACCAATAGCATCTATCTTAATAATCCATTCTTTACTAGGACTAAAATCTGTAAATACAATTGTATCATCTTTAGTTAAGGAATCAATAACATGATCATATTCTGAATATTCATCATAGTTAATATTATATATTTCATCAAATTCAATATTATAGTATTTAACTAAAACTATTACTCCAAGACCATCCAAATCACAGTGATCAATAAGAACTTTTTTCAATATTTTCTACCTTTATAAATTAATCCTATGTTATCAAATTTTTTACTAGCTTCTTCATACCCTTCATTTTTAATAGTATCTCTTACTAGTATCCAATAATTCAATTCTTTGTATACATTAATATACTCTTGAAATTCTATTACTATCTTTTTACTCATTACAAATGGCAATCTTCTACATAATTTTTTGCATAACTTAGGGAACTTAGTAAACATTAAATTAATTCTATCATGCAAATCTTGAGGAATTGCAACTAAATTATAATATTTACAATTATTTGAATTCCAGTTAATGTGGTGGATACTTGATCCTAGTATTAATTCTATTCCTAATTTTAATTGATATAAATTTCTATATTCTTTATGATTCACTATTATTAATAGTTACATCCAATTATCATTCCATTCAGGTATTTCTTTAATTATATTATTTTCATTATATATAGAAATTTTATTACTACCAGGGAAATTACTACCATTTTTATTCTTAGTATAGATTAGTTTAGTAGATTTTTCATTAGTAAGTCTTTCATGAAAGTATGATCTAACCCCTCTTTTTTTACAGTTATTTATACATCTATTTATCATATGATCCCCTGTTATTAACAGTTATAGCCAATTATCATTCTATTCAATTATTTCTTTAATTATATTATTTTCATTATATATAGGAATTTTACTACTACCATAAAGAAGATTACCAAGATATTTATTTGTATAATTTATTTTATTAGGTTTTTCATTAGTAAGTCTTTCATGAAAATATGACCTAAATTTTCTTTTTTTACAATTGTTTATATTCTTAACTATCATTTTTATTTACCAATGGCTTTTTAACCATTTTCTCTTTTTCTACATTATTAGTATAATCTTCTGTATTTAATGCTCGTAATTCAGCACGAGTATTCCATGCTAAATTAGTTAATATATCTCTTTGTGCTTCCCAATTATTGCGTAATCGTTTATAGAAACTTATTTTATGTTCCCATACTAATAATTTACGTTTCCATGCAATATATTCCTCTCTATGAGATACCCTAGCTTGTCCTTCTATTTCAGTATTCGATGCAAATTTAGAACTAACTCTTTTTTCATTTAATGTTGATCTAGCTTCAATTACCCATTTATCAAAATCAGCTTGATAGTCTTCTTTCAATGATTCATAATCCATTATCATATGATCATATTCTTTATCTAACCAATTTAATACATTACCATGATTAGCTAATGCATGATTAATAATTTGAGGAGTTATTTCTTTATTTTTAATAATATTCATATATCGTTCAATGTATTCTATTTTCTTTTGTACAAAATCTTCATAATCTTTAGTATCTGATTCTTCTAACATATTATATATATTCTAATTCTTTATTAGCTAATGTTCCCATTATAGGGAATATGAAGTTAGTTATAAGATAACTAAACTTTTCTTCAGAATCTTCTTTAATACTAATACATATATTTTCATTTTTTATTAATTTATCTTTAAGTAATTCTTTTGCTTTATCAAAATTAGTAGCTTCTATACCAGTGTTATGTACATTACCTACAAGAGTAGTACCACTCAAGGTGTATTCATTCAATACAAAAATCATTATATCTCTCCTATTATAATATATAATTACTATTATCCTTAACTTCTTCTTTTTTATTACTATTATTCATAACTTGATCTATTATTTCTTCTATTTCTTCAATAGTTAATTGTATATCCTTATCATCTTGTTTATTCCAAAATTCTTTTATCCTAATTGTATCAGTAATAGCTTTCATCATAGCATATGAAATACTTATATTTTTTCTATTCATATGAGTAAGTAAAATATTAAGTATAGAGTTATAATCATTTAAGTATGCTACAAAAAACTTTAACTGTTGTTCTTGTGTTGGGGCTTTATACTCTATAATTCTATCAATTCTTCCAGGTCTAACAAATGCAGTATCTAATGTAGTAATATGATTTGTAGTAAATAGGAATACTGTATTAGTTACTTCATTAACACCATCAAGTAAATTAAGTAATACATTTAGTACAGGATTAGAATGCATTCCCTCTACTTTAGTACCAGATTCTTGTGCTCGTTCTTGAGTGTAAGTATCAAACTCTTCTAATACTACAATTTTTTTATTTTTATTATCATATAAATCATTATAAGAATCCATAAATTCATCTGCTGTGGAATATGTAATTACCTTAATATTCTTTTGTAATGCTTTACTTTTAATCCAAGAAATAGATAGTGATTTACCATTACCAGGAGGACCAGAGAATATTAATGCTCTTCTTTTTTTAATATTATAATTTTTACAGAAATCATCAAACTCTTGATTAAGTAGAAATTCAAAAATATCTCTATTTAACTCTTCAGTTGGTAAATCAATTAATGGTGCTTTTAATGATGCATTTATTTGTAATTCTTTTTTATTCTTTAATAATTCTATAATTTTTTTAATATTACTATCTTCAGCTATAATAAAATCATATGAATCATCTTTAACTAAATAAGAAGTAATAACTTTTAAGAATTTAATTCCACCAATAGTACAACGATTAATTTCTGAATACACCTTATCTAATGAATTTGTTTCTGATGAATAATCAAAGTAAGTATGAAAACTAAAATCAGTAGAACTATGTAATTCTTTTATACAAATTTTTTGTTTACTATCAATAGGTTCAATAGTATCAACATAATTTTCAACATCAGGAAAAAATAATAGTCCTAAATTAGTACTATTAAATTCTTTTTTTAGTATGTCACTATAAGTACCTAAAATTTGTAGTATTGCATTATCCATATTAATTTAATCCTTTCCTCTACTAAAAGAAACAATATAAGCTATATTTTCTTTTTCATTATAAGATGTATGGTAATAATCAGCATTTACTAATTGTACATAAGTATCTAAATCCCAAATTTTCATTTTATTCTTTATTGTATTATTCTTTTTTACTACTAATCTAGTACTATTATAACGATAGATCATATTATTTCTTTATAGGTACTTTTTTTGGTTTATTAATCACTCCATTAGGAACACTATCAAAGTAAGAACAAAATGTCAATAGCTTATACATCACAAAATTAGTATATGCTCCATTATATAATCCATTAGATTCTATATTGATATCATTAAATAATTTATATAGTTTTTCAAAGTATTTACTTTCTACTAATATTTTATAAGTTTTTTCTTGGTATTCATTATCAAATACCTTACCAGAAATCTTTCTATAATAATTGTCATTTAACACTTTTAGTATATATTGAACAAATAAGAAAGTATCTTCCAATTCTTTTATTCTAACTAATACTTTACTATTGCCATTACAAAGTTCTAATAGTATTGATAAATTTTCTTGAGTATTAGTATATCCTAATAAATCCATAGCTTGTTGTTCATCAAAAGCTTCTGATAGTAAACAAGTATTCAAATCATTTAAAGCTAATCTAAGATTAGTATTACTATTTTCAGCTATAATAGGTAACACTTTTTCAATAAATGAATCAGGAACTTTATTTTCTTCTGGATCATATTCTTGAACTAACTTAAACAAATAATTACCAATTTGAGTAGTAGATATTGGCTTTAAATTAAACATGCATATTCTACTTCTTAATGCTTGTATTTCTTGAGAACGATTATCTTTACCAGAAAGATTACTGAATTTACTTTTATCTGTACTTGTTAATAACCAATATAAATTATTTTGTTTTTGTTCAATAAGTTCTAATAATCTTTTCAAGGAAGCTTGAGGAGCCATTTGAGCTTCATTTATAATAACAATTTTATTCTTAACTAAAATGGAAGAATAATTAATATAGTTTTCTTCTAAATCCCTGATAGTTTCTGCTAATAAATCAGAACCACTAATTAATTTAATATAATTATTTTTATCTTCTATAATATCAATACAAGATAAACATTTACCACAAGGTTGAATATTACCCTTTTCATCTATAGTTGGATTTTCACAATTTATAGTCATAGCAACTAATCTAGCTAATGTTGTTTTCCCTACTCCTGAATTTCCAATAAAACCAATTACAGAGGGTAATGTTTTTGTTTTAAAATAATTTTGAATTCCTTTTACTATTGTATCTTGACCAAGGACTTGATTAAAATTTGATGGTCTTAAATCATTACTATACATTAAAAATCCTTTCTTATATTATTGATTAATTACTCCTTACCAAAAGTAATTACTTTCCAAAGAGCATCAATATTATCAAGTATAAAATCTTTACTACCTACAGTAACTTTTAATTTACTTTTTCCCATGTCATTATCAAAAATATAGTATCCTATAAAATCATTACTATCATCCATTTCTGCACTTAAAAAATAAACATATTGATCAAATAATCTTTCTGATACATCATCTAGCATACTCATAGCATCAGGAAAAGCCGCATTTAAATGTTCTAATCTTTCATCTTGTTTTTGTCTATAAGTAACTAAGTTATTCATTTGAATTGTAAAATCTTCTTTAGAAATCATACTACTTCCTTATTAGTAAAATCTTGATTCGTTAACCATTCTAATAGTTTAAGCATACTCGGGGTTCTTTGTATGCTCCCCCCAAAACTTCTTGTATTTTCTCTATAGTTATGACTATCTAATCTTTTATGTTCTGCAATATCGGACTCAAAGAAACTAAATAATCCACTTTCTGCAATTTTATAATTTTTACTATAACTAATTTTAGTAATATCTTTCCAAGCATCAAAATCTTCAATTGTAACTTCTATTTCTTCACCTATAGAATCATTAATTTGTTCTATGTAATCTTCAATATATTCTATTAATTTAGAATGTCCTGAATATTGTAAATCTTCATCTAGCATATCAATAAACCATTTTTTTAATGTAGGTTTTTCACTATCAATCATATTTTCAATATCTTTAGTATATAATATATCTAAAGCTTCTATCTCTTCCTCATATCCATATTCTAATAAACAATCTACTAATTCTTCATCTGATTCTACCCCTCTATCACCATTATCCCAATTAGGGTTATACCATTCATAACCATCAGAATGATAACCATCATGATATTCAGCATAATTTCTATCTTCATATTGATTAAAGAAAATCACATTGCTTGTGCATCTATTGTCCTGTTCATTTAACTCTTTTTGACACTTTATTAAAAAATTATAAGTATCATCATCAACTTCTATTGTGGGCATAATTAACCTTCTTTATTTAGTATTCTTAATGCAGAGTCAATTCTATGTTCTGGATCACCAGATTGAACATAAGCTAAAAAAGACATTAATATTTTTTCTATAGAGTAAGTATTAATATCTATATCAATTAATTTTAATTCTTCTAAAAAAGCTATATTATGAGGAAGATTTTTCATATTAACCTAAATGATTATATATAGTTCCTCTTAATGTAATTATTCTTACTTCTTTTTCCCACATATTTCTTAATGTACTTTGAACATCAGTATAGTAAGGTTTACAAGAATTTAGTACTTTGTTTACTACATCTTTTAATCTAAAATATTGCTCAATTTCAGTTTCTAATGATTGAGTGTACTCATTTTGAGTATTCTTGTCAAGTATCTTCTTTTCATTGTCATAGAATTGATGAACATTTTTTTTAAGTATTTTCTTTGCCATTATTTATACCCTTTCTTATCCTTATATTCTTTATTGCTTTTAATAGTATATTCTTCATAATCTTTTTGATTCATATCTTGAATTTCAATCCAAGAAGCTTCAGAGTCATATACAACTTTTTTACCATATTCGCCAAGGATAATTTGCCAACTTTCAGTACCCTTTTTCATTAATAGTTTATCACCTAATGCATACTGCTTGTTTTCTGCAAAAGAAGCAAAATCAGCTAATAGTAGATAAAGTAATGCTAAATTTTCATCAGATTCATTTCTTTCTTGACTATCAGTTTGTTTATTATACCAATAAGTATTTTCTAATTTACTTACTTCCTTTTTTGCAGGAAGAAAATTTTGTGGTAGTATTTTTGTAACTTCAGACATTAAATAATTCTCCTTTAAGTCCATAAAATAAAATAGTTAGATTCATCATCGAATTCATCATCATTATCTTCTACAATAGCTTCTTTCATACATAATGGATTAGGGCAATGAACACTAGCAATTATAGTATTTAAACATAAATTAATAGAAAATTTAGTACCACAATCAGGACAGGTTGTACTAATTTCCATCATTACTCCTTTAGTATTGATTCTTTTAATACAGAAACTAACCAATTATTTATCCATTTTGTATCTGTTTTTGAAGGCAATGATGAATTCATTAATGCTTCTCTACATCTATTTTCATATTTATAAGCCATAGATTTAAATTCTTCAATAGATAGTTTTCCATTTTTTATATTCATAATATCAATATATACTTCATCATGTAATGGATATTCTAATTTTCCATTTAACAATAGTTGCTCACCTTCAAAAAGTAGTCTAATAGTATGTGATGCAAATTTTGTGTCATAACCTAAGATTTTGAAAGATTCAGTATGTAATCTCCATCCATAATTTTCATATTCTGATTTTATTTTTTCATATATTATTTTTAATGGTAATCCTACATGAAAATGTTCAATATTGTTCTTACTCCCCTTATAATGTTGAAGTAATCTATTTAAATTTTCTGCTGTACATTGATCCATTTTATATTTATTATCAACTAATTTATCTCCTAATATATCTTGCATATATTGTAATGCTATTTCTAATTCTCCATATCTAACTCTTTTGTACTCTAATTTTTTTCTTTGTGCAACTGCAAATCCTGTAAATGAATCATATACTTTTTTAGTAGAAAGTAATTTATTATAATTTTCTTTTATTTCAGTAAAAACAGGTAATTCAAGTTCAATTACATTAGTAGGAGCAAATAGTATTTCAGTTAAATTAGGATTACCATGTGCTACTAAACTTAAATATCTAGATAAAGAATGTGATTGATCATCACAATCTTGATTAGTATTTCTTCTATATTCTTTTGCACCTTTACTAGACATATCTATAAAATCACAGGATTGTAATGACAGTAAGTTATAGGTAGAAGGAATAAAAACTGATACATAGTCAATATCACTTTCCGGGGTACTTGTCCCATATAGTTGTGAACCAGATTTAACCCTATATATTACGTTTTGTTGTATCAATTTTTATTCCTTCATTATTTTATTGTATTGTCAATGATACATTTTCATTAGCATACCATGATTTACTATTATTTGTATTATCAGAACAATAAATAGTATAAGGTTGTTCATTATTCCACTTATATTTATAAGGTTCCCAATAAGGAATTTCTTTAATAATGTAAGGGATATTAATTGTAGTAGGTAGACTCTTTCCTAATGCAATAAATAGTGCATTATATAGTGCTTCAGCATCATCCTTACTTAGTTCTAATTCTGTAGCACCAACTTTTATTTTAAATCTAGAAACTACATTAATTTCTTCTTTTTTATTATCCATAGTAATCTCCTTTATCTTTGAATAGTTACTCTTACCTTGTCCTTATAATTAATAGATAACTCTTCTGTTTCTATAATATTAAAATATAATTGTCCTGGTATTTTTTTATCTATATCTTCAATGTCTATTTCTTCTATTGAATTTACTTTAGAAGGATACTTGCCATCAAAAAAGACTTTAGCTATATCTTTGTCTCTTGCTAAAATTAAGCCTATAACAATACTATTAAAATCTTTAGCAATATAAATATTCTTTAATAACTTTTGCTTTTCCATAGATTATTCTTTCACTTCTTTTAAATCACTAATTTTTATTAATTTTTTAATATCAAATCTTTTATTAGTAGGTGTATATACCTTACTACCATTTTTCCACATTTGAGATAAAGACTCTTGTACTAAAATATTTAAATTATTTATATTTTCTCCATCATCAGTATGCCCTAATAAATTTGATAAATCATCATTATCATTAAAATAATCATCCCTTTCATCTAATAGTTCAATTAAATCAATAGTAGGAGCTTCCATAGGTTTTGCAGTAACAAAGTGTAAATTAGATAAATACTCATCAATTCCTAAGTAGCTCATAGTATAAAAATTTGTATTTTCAATTAATTGATCAATTAAATCTTCATAATTAAAGAAATATTTATTAGTTATGTAATCTACAATAGGAAACTCTGGATTTTCTTCTATCTCTAAACTATTATATTTATCAATCTCTTTATTTTTTTCTTCTATATCTCTACATTTCCTACAAATTTTATTTGTATAGTATCTACTTTCCTCTTTAGGATAAGTACTACCACAAGTAGCACATTTATAATGGGTAACTAGCCCATCAATTAAATAATCTTTATTGGTGGTAAGTTGTCCCTGAAGATTATAATAATTTATATACCCTTTATTATCTTCTAAAGCAATATCACAAGTTATAGCATGTTTTCTTCCTAAAGAATCTACCCCCACTAATTCTACAGTTTCAATATGAATATCTTCAGGTAATTTAATTGTTTGATCCATCTTTTTCCTCTTTTACTTCTATTCTAGAATAAATTAAATATGTTTCTAATTCTCTTACTGCTTCTAAATATTCTACACCATAATATTGTTTTAAATTCTCTATTGATTTTCTTAATAATTTATTTTCTTTTTCTAAATGATCAACTATTTCTTCATTTGTTAGTTTAATAGGAGTCATAATATCATATTGAGGAGGGTCATGAAATAGTATTTCAGACATAGTAAATGGAGGTAGTTTAAAATATTGATCCATTTAATAACCCTCCTAAGTATTAATTTCTACATAAGGAACAAAAGTTTTGAAATCAGATTGATATAAGTATTGTAATCTTTTTTTATATTATATGAATATAAGATTCTAACATATTATACTTTTCTTGTCAAGTCCTAATTTTAAATATTCAATATAGTACATCCATTGATAACCACCAGCAGTTTTTTGTTTTTTATTACAACAAGAATGAATATTAGAAATAGATAAATTATATTTTTTAGCGGCTTTTGTAATTGAATCAAAAATTTCCATAGTATCTATATTTATTACCTTAATTTCATTTGTTTTGTTTTTTCTAAAATTATAAATTTTATTTTCATCATAATCACTTAAAAACATCCAATGAAAGCCACCAGCAGTATTATAATTGATAATATTTCTACAAACATTTAATATTGATTTTTTATCTATTTTATATTTTTTACTAGCTTCTGTTACAGAATCAAATTTTTCTTTAGTCTCTATACAGACAACAGCCATTTTATTTCTACTAATTTTTATTTTATATTTTGTTTCATCAGAACGAATAATGCCATAGTGAGGATTATCTTTTCCTTTTTTATATATTCCTCTTTTTATTTTAAGTTCTTCAGATTGTTTAATTCCTAATTTAGCTATTCTCATTTTAAATAAGGTTTCTTTAGAAAATTTTTTTCCATAATTAGCATTTTTTTCACCTCTACTAGCATTACCTATTTTAATTTTTGACTCTTTAGACATCTTTCCATTACTTCCTCCTTCACGTTTATTATATCCTTTTTTACTATTCATTGAATCATAAAATTTAATGTAATAATCTTCAAATTTATCTAAATATTTTTGAGTAAAGGGACCATTTTTAAAGGTCATTATTATTTCAAAAGAAAAATTTTCAATTTCATATTTATTAAAAGCATTTTTTAAATGATTATTAAGTTCTCTTTTTCTATGTTCTTTAAATCTTTTTTCAATATTCCAAGATTGTCCAATATAAACCTTTCCATTAACTTTGTTACTTATTTTATAAATACCTATAATCATAACTATTTATTTTCTTCATTATTATAATAAGGTATAAAAGTTTTATAATTTTCTTGATAAAGGTATTGTATTCTTTTACCAGATTGAGAAAAATAATTGTCTTTATTAATATCTACATCAATAATAGGATCAATTGAATCTCTAATAACTTGTGAAGTAGGATTACGATGCACAATTGACCAAGGATTGAATACAGACATAACTATTCGTGCTCTTTCTTCCCAAGAACCTGATGACTTTATATCAGAAGCATTACATCTATAATTTTCAATTTGATCTAATCTTTCAATTCTTTTTGTATCATCCTTACGTTTTAATTGTAATGTTCCTATAGTTAATACATTATTTTTCAAACAAAATTCATTTAAACGATTAACCCCTAATTCAATAGAATCTGCTTTATTAAATCCACTTTTACTTAGATTAAAATCTTTTATCATTGATAATAAATCTATGAAACAAAACAAAGTTTTACTTTTATCTAAATTCATAAACTCTCTAGCAAAAATAGCAAATTTTTCTAAATCATCAATTGAAGCATCATACTTATTTAAATATAGATAATTACTTTTTCCACTATATTTATTTTCTATTTCATTCATTCTACTTAATATATAATCATAATCTATATCTTCTTTTTTATTAATTCCTAGCATATCATAATAATTTACTTTTAAAAATGAAGGAAATAAAGAATCATTATATGCTGTTTTAGCCATTTCAGTATTAATTGCTATACAATTTAATCTTTTTATTACTCTTTGACGTTCTAAATACATTAATAATGTACTTTTACAACTTCCACTATAACCAGCAATTATTACTAATCCAGGAACAATCTGTGGAAGTAAAAGATCAAAATTAGGACATCCAGTAGTTTGTTTTATAATCTTACTACGTTCAGTTATTACTTCCTTATGATCAGATATTAAATTTTCAAATGTTAAGTACTCCTTTTCCTCATTATTATCAGATTTTAATTTTTGTAGTGTATTACCAAACTGTTGATAGCAATTAGTAAGAATTTCTAACCTATTAGTAGTATTCTTTTTACCTAGTTCATATAAAGTATCTTTTAATACCTTTTCTTCTAGATTTTTATATAGACTATACTCTTTTATTTCTTTAACATATTGATCAATACTATCTAACTGATACTTTGTATCAATAATAGCAGTTAATGTTTCTATCTTAATAAATTCTGATTTATATTTTAATATATGTTCAGGAATTACTTCTAACTTTAAATCATATAGTTTAATGAACACACCATAAAATTCATTAGCTACATCAGTAATGAATTCATCTATACTAAGGGTATCTAATAATTTTAGATTATCATACAAAGCATGAAGTAATTGTTTTTCTGTTATAGTGATATTGATATTATTAGTAGACATTAATTACCTTTATTAGTTAATCGTCCCAAATGCTACTTATTTTTATATTATCTTTATATTTAGCATAATTATCATTAAAAATTAATACTGAACCTGATGTTTCTCTCACTATTAAATCTTGAATAGCACCATCAAATTTTTCTCCTAATTCAGTAGGTAGTTTATTTGAAATAAATATAGTTGCTTTCCTTACAGTTTCTAACCTTATCTTTAAAAAAGGTAATATAAATTTTTGTTTCCAATCAGAGTTATATAATGTAATTTTGCTTTCATCAAATTCATCAATTATTAATATATCCTTAGTGATTAATTCTTTTAATTTTTCTCTAGCTTCTTCATTTCTTTCAGAGTTAGTTAATGTATTAAATAAATCATTAGCAATTATGTAATACCCATTCTTTTTTTGTCTTAATAATGAGCATAATATATATTTTGCTAGTGTAGTTTTTTGTGTTCCTGGTTCACCACTAAAAAATAGATTGACACTATTATACTTATCATTAAATTTAGATATATACTTATTTATTTTATCCTTATTTTTATTATTATCAATTCCTCTATATGAATCTATAGTATACTCTTTTAAAAAGGTATATTGAGCTTCGGAAGAGAATACTTGTAGTAGGTTACTATCAATTAAATCATTAATAAATAATAATTCAGTATCATACATTATTTTACATTCACATTTAGTTGCTTTTCCTTCATTTATAATAAACCCTGATTGACATTTTGTACATGGCTTGTAATGAGGAAACCATAGTATAGTATCATCAGTATTCAATATATGTATCCTTAATCTACTTTGCTTCTTATTATTCGTTCAATATTTAACTTATGATATTTTATAATATCCATATCTTGCATAGCTAATTTACCTTTTTCTACATCTTTGTATTGTCCTATTGATCTTTTTAATAATGTAGAAGGAGTGAAGTAGCAATCTAAATCAGCTTCTAACTTATCATTAACTACTATATCCCCCTTATACTTGATAAAAAAATCTCCAAACATAGGGATAGTAATCTGTTTACCATCAGTAGTTTGCATTAATGCATATTTCATTAATGCTAGTAGGATGTTATATATTCTTTCTTCTGATTCTGATGATAATGCTCGTAATAGTTCTACTATCTGTTTCTCTTCTTGATTAATTTCCAACATTCTTTATTTTCCTTTTTTTATAATTAAATATTATCTACCAAATATATTATAAATCCATGTATCAACAGTATCATCTGATAATTGATAATACGTTTTCAGTAAATTTGAAATATCTGAAAGAAAATAAGGATTAATATATCCACTATTAGGATACCTTGAGTATTTTTTAAGAATATCCATAACTTCTATCGGTAAATCCATTAATTATTTTCCTTTTTAATTTCATACCCTAATAATCTTAGTTGATTTACTATTACATTTTCACTAATAAAATTAGTAATATCAATTTTTTTATCTTTACTTAACCTTTTTTCAATATAATGATAAACATCAGTATCATCAAAGCGATCAGAAATAATATCATATAAATCTTTATTATCAAAATATTCATAAATGATTTCATCTTCATCTTCAATGTCTAAATCCAAATCACTAGCAGTATAATCCTTATCACAAATAATATCTTTAATATCAGATAAAGTTAGTTGATCAATAACTTTTGTATTCACCTAAATCAAAATCTTTTCCATTTACATAAACCTTGACATCAGTGTCAATATCTGATAATTGGAATTCTGTCTGATTAATCCCTAACTCTTTTTTATTTAAATAATTTACTGTAATATACATTATTTTACCTACTTATTTTCTTGATACTCTATCAAAATTTATGATTAATGTCAATCAGTATCTTTCCAATAATATTGAGCTTTAGCATTAAATACTGTAGCATAATCTTCTAATGATAGTTTGTTTTTTTCCATTAATAAATTTCTAACTTTATTTTTTCTACATAGTATTTCATAATAACAATATATATCTATTGATTTATCAAAGAGGAAATAATGAGATTTAACAGATTCTAATTGTCCCAATCTCCATAATCTTTTTTTAGATTGATCACGTTTATCATTATCTGTAATATTATCCCAATATACTTCTCTAGTAGCTTCATATAAATCAATAGAAGAGTTAAGTACATATGAACATATAAGTAGATGCTTATTATTATTAGTTCTAAAATCTTGTATTAATTTATCTCTCATTTTTCTTTTAACTGAAGTACTTTCATCACCATGTATAATTATAGGGTCATATTTATTAAATACTTTTCCTAATTCATTAATAACCATAGGATGATTAGACCATACTACTACTTTTCTACCCTCATCATCAATATATCTTTCTAGCATTGATTTTAAATAATCAATTTTAGGATTTTCAGTAAATTTCCAATTAGGAAAGTTTAGTAGTATAGGATCAGAAGTAAATAATAGTAATGATCCAAAATTTGCTTCTATAGTACTAATATTAACACTATCTTTTTTATGTTCAATTACATTCACTTTATCATCAACAAAATCTTTATACATTTTTCTCATTTTAGGTGACATATCTATAAATACTTCTTCTTCAATAAATGGTTTTAAATCTAGTACTTCTTCACCATAACTAATTTGTATTTTATCAATTACTTTTTCTTTAAACTTTTTCACTCGTTCAGGAATTAATTCTTTACCATAAGTACCTCTAACTGATAGATAGTCTCTAAATTCTGAAAAAGAATAAGGAACAGATTCTGGAATTAATACTTTACATAATGCAAAATAATCCAAAATTTTATATCCAATACTTCCTGACATTAAATACCTAGTATCAAAATAATTTTTATGAAATTGTATTACTTGAGATTGCAAAGATGAATAGTTACATATAGATTGTGTTTCATCAAGAATTAATATTAAATCCTCTGGTTTACCCCATTTGCTAAAATCAATATAATCTTTTCCTGGCTTACTTCCTTTTTTATGTTTTTTATTTTTAATATGATAATAATATTCATTTGATAATCTTAATGATGTATAGTTAGTAATAATAACTTTTTTATTAAAGTAGTCTTCTATTTCTCTATTATTAGTTTCTACAATACTTACATCTTCTTCATTATAAAAATCAGAAAGAAATTTTAATATTTTGTAATATTGAGTTGTTTGTCCTTCTAATCTATTAACCCATAATATTTTTTTATTACCTATATCCTTTAAAGAGGATATAATTGCTTCCATAATATAACTTTTACCTGTTCCTGGTGCTAAAGATATTATAGCTCTATTTCTATTTAAAGAAAATCTGATAGTATCCATTTGATAATTCTCAAAAGGTGATTTTCCAATTATGCATGGAAATTTTTTTAACCATTCATTATTAATTTGTTTTTTTATGTTTTTATAAGAAAAATCTTTTGGATATATCATATTCTCAATAAGTTCTTCATCTTCTTTACTAATAAACACATCATCATATGCTTTTAAATCTAAAATAATAGATTGAGCTACTAATGCTTTTTGTGTAAACCATTCATGAATAACCTTATTATAAGTACAATGATAATTTTCTCTTAATAAAATAATTATATCAGAAAAATATTGAATATCTTCAGAAAATTTAAAATTAAAAGTACCAGTATTCATATTACAATAACAATTAATCATTTTTTCCTTTATATGCATTATACTTCATAAAATGATATCCTTTTGCAGAATCTACTTTATTATTACAACATAATGATAAATATGTTTCAGAAATATTCATTTTTAATGAACATTCTTTTACACTATTAAATATTTCATTTTTTTCTATACAAATAATTTTTTTAGAATCTAATAAATAGCTATAATCAAAATTAGGGTCATACTCTTCTATATATAACCAATAATAATTTTCATATCCATAATGAGTACAAGTAATTTTTGGATTATGTGAACAACAACCTATTATGGAACTAGCACTTATATTAGTTATCTTACTAGCTTCTGTTATACTATTAAATATTTTTTTAGTATTTAATAATATAACTTTTTTCATTATTTTTGTTTTATCTATTTTTTTTAATTTAATCTTAGTTTCTTCAGTATGATGTTCACCATAGAAAGGATTTTTATTTTTATATCTTTTTGAATTATACATAGGATTATTTTTACCTGTCCAAAGAATTTTTCTTAATTTTTTATTTATTTCCTTCATTTCTTTACCATACATAGGATTACCTTTTCCACTTATTTTTTCTGTATACTCTTTTCTTAATTTTTCATATTGTTTAGAATTTAAATTACTATAATTACCACTTAAAATATTCTTTCCATTATTCATCATAAAAAAGGCTCTTGTCATTTTTCCACCATAGCATTTATATAGAATTAAATGAGCAATAAAATGTTCTCTTTCTGTTAGTACAATTATGTTCCATTTTTCTTTAAAACCTTTATTTGCTCCAAAAGAAACAGGATGTACATGATGTTTACACAAACCTTTTTTATATTCAAATTTTCTTTCTAGTCTGCTACTAATAAATTTAATATACCTATTCAAATGAATTTGATGCTCTAAATCAACTGATGGTAATTTACTAAATGCCTCTTGAAATCTATTTTCCATAATTTTTCCTTTTAAGTCTCGCTAAAGACTTCTATTTTTAAATAGTTAAAAATATTAAAAAATAGGTTAGCTAAAGCTGGAATTACCTTAGCAACAAGGTTAGCGCCTTGCTGTCCCTATAAATTATTCTATCTCCTTTTTAGTACTATAATCTATAATGGGTTTTTTATCCGCCCATAACATCATGCCTAATGCAGTATTCATATCGCTAATAGTTTTCCCTATAATAGGATGAGCATCAATTATTCTATCTATCGTTCCATCTTTTTTATAGTATACTTTATGTATTTCATAATATTCTTCATTATGAATCATTTTATGAAAACATATTCTATAATCAAAGTTTTGTTGTTCCATTAAATATTCCCTGAATAATTAGCATGATCCCTTATACTTAGAAAAAATCTTTTTACTCCTACCTTAATTTCAGTACCTACATATTTAAATCCAAAAATACTAGGAGGAACATGAGTTACTATATCATTACCATTTTTATATCTTACAAAAGTAGACCATCGCACACTAGGAGCATTCCAAGTTACTACTTTAGGACAACCAAATACTATAGAATTAATATTTAAATTAAGATAATTATAGTGTATATCCTCATGTGCTAATACTGCTAATGCCGCACCTTGAGAATATCCAGTAATGGTTAAATTGTCAAGTCCTTTTACTGCATTTAAAATATTATCATTTACTGATTTATACTTTAATAAAAATCCTCTATGAGCATACCATTTTTTTGTCATATTTTTATAAGGTACAATAAAAAAATCAAAATTCTGTTTCCAATCTAATGTACTTTGTGTAGGAGGAAACACTAATATATTCTGACCATTTATAGTTACTAGTTTCCATTGAGTATCCGTAATAGAATTCTCTTGCCAATTATTATTTGAAGTTGTTAATTCATATAATTCTTGATTAGATAGCATTATTATTTTTCCTCAATAAAATTAATAACTTTTTGTACAGTACCCTCTATATCATTTTCTATAATATTTACTTTATTTAATAATCCATCATTAACTAATTGTTGGTATCCATCATGTACTCTTTTCTTAAATGAACTATCCTTAGTTTCATAGATATCATTAACATCATTTTTTACTTTTTGTATTTCTGATTGTTCTCTATTAATTAATAATGAATAATCAGGAGTACAATAATGAGAAGCAAGTCTATTCATCCAATAAGCAAAATCTTCATTCATAGTATACTTAAATAATAATTCATTTCCCCAAAATTGAAAAGCTATTGTACTAAACCAATATCGATCACAAATTACTGTTTTACCTTCATCTAATGATGGAATAATTAATTTTTTAGTATGTTCAGACCTATCAGCTAAAAATAGAAATAATATTGTTAAATCATCAAAATTATATTTTTTATCTTTGCAATAAGCTCTAAATTGTGGAGCTAACTCTTTATCCCAATTTCCTCCTGGTTGAAATGTATATATAGAATTAATACCATGATCATTTAATATATAATTAAGTTGATTACCAATTGTTGTTTTAGTTGAATGATCCTCACCTTCTAAAACAATTAATTTATTTATAAATTTTTCTGGTTTATTAATAGAAATCATTACCAAATATCTCCTTGTATTAAATTTACTATTGTTTGTCTAAAATCAATATCTGTAAAGTCCGGTGTTTCTTTTAACCATGCATACCCACTATTTTCTTCTTCATGTGGTTTCCAAAAAAATCTACCATTCTTTTCCCATGAACTAAAATCAGTTGCCCAATTGATTCCTTTTGTATGCAACATTTCATGAACATCAGATTGATTCTTATTCATTAATTCTTTATGAGAAAAATTAAATTGTGCTACTGAAAATAAACTATTACGCACACAATCTTTGTATCTCCAAATTAAGTAATTTTCTACTTCATGTAAAGGTAAATTAAAAGCACGAGAATCAAAATAAGCTAATCCATGTCTATCTATTGCTTCATGTTTTAAATGAGGATAGTTAGTCACAATAGAATTAAAATTAGCAGAAGCTAAAGAAGAACTAATACTAATTATTTTATCTCTATTATTATTAAACCATGCTTGAGTATTTACATTATGACTAATATCTGAAAGTACAATTGATATTTCATCAGATTGTACATAAGCACATTTGAATCCTTGCATTTCTTTACATATTATTTCAGTAGTTTTATTCATTGCCTCCATTAAATCAGAATCAAAAGGACTATTTAAATTTCTAGTCCATGTATGGAACGCTTTACCATCTATTCTAACTATTACTGGAAGTTTATTAATTAGAAATTGTCTAGATACTGATTCATATTCTTTAAACCTAATACTAATAGCATCATACATAAATAAACCTCTATTATAAATTATTTTTATAAGATAGTGTATGTCTTATTTGTTTTATATAACAAGGAAGGTTATACCAGACCTTCATTCGGTATTCTACATCAACATTACTATTATATGGATAGTCTACTCCTATAGTTATTATCCCTACATCATTACATTTTTCTAGTGTTTTAGGTTTATCATCAATGATTACATCTAAATCTAAACTCCATTTATCATGAGAAAATATTATTTTATTTTTTAGTAATGGTAATTTCTCTTCTACCCATTGTATTTTAGTATCATAAAATTTATCTTCATTTCTCCAAGGAGAAGTAACAATATAACAATCTTCCCTAACTGCTAACCAGTTTACATATTCTATAGCATAAGGAATAGCCTTCATTGTAGTCCAATAATCATCAATTTCCATAATACTATTCATAATTGCAGATTGGTCTTCTTTAGAATATCCTATAATAGATTCTTCTAAACCCCATATTCTTTTAGCCTTACTTACATCAATTTTATACCCTAAATTTGTTGCATATACTAAAAATTGATTAGTAAAATCATTTATAGTATTATCCATATCAATTCCAATTACCAGTTTATTCATACTTACTTTTTCCTATATTTTAAATCTTCTACATCAATAAATAAGTGATTACTACTATTTATATTCATACTATTCTTAATTTCAATTTTAAAATTATTTTGAATTACCCAACTATCATAAGATTCTTTATGAAGATAATCACCAGGGTATACTTCATTATTATCACTATCGAATCCTACTAATGGTACTACAGAATCTTTATATACTTCTTCAAAAGCATATCCAAAATCAATATCAGATAAATCTCCATAATCATGAGGATAAATATAATATTTATCATTTATAGTAAGAAGTGAACCATAGATATATTCATTTTTTTCTATAGATTTACCTTTAAACTTATACATAGCTTTTTCCTATTATTAAATAAGTAATTCTAATCCATAAATATCTTTAACTTGAATATTCCCATTAGAGTGATGATTAACTTCCATTCTAGGCCATACATATAAAAATGAGCATCCTAATGAGGATATATAATCATATTTTTCATTTATGATAGAACTTAAAAATTCTATATCTTTATCTAATGAGATGTATACATTAGTTCCCATTTGAGCTATTACATCTTCTGTTTCATATTTATAATTATCTTTTCTAAATTCATTATAATTTAATATATAACCTACATCAGTAGCATACTTTTGTACAGCATCAATTAATGAATGATTATAATATTCCTTATTTTTATTACTTAATGGAGTATTATACTTCATAGGTAATTTATTAACAATAATAGTACTCAAATTAAATTCCTTTAACTAAACTTCTTCCCATCCCCATTCAACTAAATTGCTACTTTCATATTCATCTTGCATATACTGATTTTTTTCATTATCATTCAGATTATTCCAATCATCATCATCTACATCAATTACTATACTATCCTTACTACCAACATACCTAGTTTGAGCATAAAGTTTTACTTTCATACTTTTCTTTTCCTTCCTCTTTTAATTTCCATAAATTTAAAATTAGTACCACAATTATTACAAGTAATACTTAATTCATCTAATTCTAATTTACTTTTAATTTGTTCACCACAATTACAAACATAATTATATAATTTATTATTATTAGCTACTTTTAATGCTACTACCTTTTGTCTAAAAATATTGAAACAATCTTTATTTATAGTTAATGTATCAATATATTTCATAAATTCTTCTGAAGGCTCTGTTATGCCCCATCCAAATTTAGTATCATGTTTACAAACAAGTCCTACTAATTCTGCTTGTTCACGAAACTTTTTATTATGATATTTATAATTAGCAGAAGTATCTACAATTCCTAATTGACTATTTATTGCATGTACCATTTCATGTAATAGTGTAACACAAATTCCATAGACATTCCTATTAAGATACTCTGCACCAATAGTTATTTCATGAAATTCTTTATCTGTAGAATCCTTCCACATTTTTCCTACGGTAAAAAATCCATAGCAAGGTTTTTTACCTATAGATTGAATAACAATCATTGTTTTATCAAGTTTTGATTGATAATAATGTTCATTAAAAATAGTAAATAGTTTTTCTAGTTCATTAGTAGGAATAGAAAGATTCATAATATACCTCTTTTATTTCAATAAAGAATTTAATTTACCTATTGCTTGCATAATTACTTGATCACTATTATCAAATTTAACATAAAGTCTTGATGAATAGTCATCAATAGAGGATAATAATTTTTTATAAACACTATTTCTTCTTTGTAATTGTAATAATGCTTCACTATTATTTTGTTCTAATGCTACTCTAGTTACTACTTTACTATACTCTCTTTCTTTTTCTGTAGTGGTTTCACCTACCCCTGTACCATCATCGTCCCAATAAAAATTATAGTTACCATCAGTATCTTTTAATGGAAAATGAGTACCACAAGAACAACAATAAGTTCCTGAATAGAAATTAGGGTTTTTAGCATAGGTTTCACTTAATTCTTTTCCCATTGTGGTTAATCCACCACAAATTTTATGTACATAACTTCTTCTAACTGGTTGAATAAATCCTTTAGACCTTTCCTCATCACTTAATACTAAATACTTTTTATATTGTCCATCAGGTTCAGTAACTCTTAATTCAGGATCATTATTATCTGTAGTTAGTTTATTAGTATTCATCTTTAGCCTTCCAAACTAATAACAACATAATTTTCATCATTACTACTTTGTTCTACTGTATTTATCAGAGTTTTAATAGTAGCAATTTTAGTAATAAGATCAAACTCCTCTAAATTATACCAGTCATTCATATTATCACTACCAGTAGTATTTATATATAATTTATAATTAGGTAGTAACTTAAGATATTCAATTAAATCATAAACTGTAATAACTTTGTTTCCATTAGTAGCCATAGTTGTCTCCTTTATCTATTATCGCCATTCCCTTTTAATACTCCACGTTCCTGTCTATCTTTAAGCTTATCAATATTCAATTGTAATCCATCCTCTATTTCATATCCATATATATTAGCTTTATCAATTAAGTAGTAACCTATATATTTAATATTATTAATAATAAAATTTATTGTTTCTGTAGAAAGTTCAGTATAATCTTTTCTTAATAACTTTTTTATTTTACCTTGTATTTGTCCTATCTTTCTAAAAATAGTATGATTATCCCATTTGTCAATATCTGAAGTATTCTCTATTATATATTCTTTAATATCAATTTCACTATCAGGAAATACATTATATAAGTTATAATTCCAATTTTTATTTTCATAAATATCAGATATTAAATTAGAAATATACCAAAAAGTATCGAATATTTCTTTTACAATTTCAATATCTTTAACATGATTAATAAATCTATCTTCTTCTTTTTCTACAAATTCAGTAAACTCATCCATCAATCCAAATGAAGGATAAACTATTTTATATTCTTTAGGATAGATTGCAGTCTTCCTAGCCTCTCGCTGATAATCGTTAAAATGCATTATTATTTATTCTCCTTATATTTTATAATTAAAATTTTTATTTAGGTAATTATTATATATGGTTTAAGATAAATTGTTGTGTTAAATCAAAATTAGATAATAATTGTTTTTTTTCTTCATTAGATAAACTAATATAAGTTGATACATACATAAAATAAAATTTATTTCCACTATTTCTTCCTATTGATTTTACTTTTCCAGAACAACATTTGTGAATATCACTTGAACACCTATTAGTGTACTCTCCAGCTTCTAATAAAGAATTAAATTCTTTATTCTCATTTACATAAATAACTTTAACTCTATTCATTGCTGGTTTTCCAAATCTAGGATTTTTATTTCCTTCTTTATTTTTAGATTGTTTTCTCTTTACTTCTTCAGAAACTTTATATTGTTTATGTTTTTCTTTAGTTTCCTCTGAAACTAATCTTCCTTTTCTTCCTTTTTTCTTATTAATTTCATTGGAATATCTTCTACCTAAATTAGCTTGTCTCATTTTTTCTATAGCTTCTTTAGAAAAAATAGTTCCACAAGTACCCTCTCCACCATCTGTTTGATTAACTAATGGTCCTTTATTTTTATCATATCTTCCTATCAATTTAATTAATAATTTTTCATAATAAAAAGATTCTTTTTCTAAAATATTAGTTTTAATTATTATAGGTTCTATTTTATATCCATTATTAATAATTTTTCTAAATTTATTAATTCTTAAATTTCCAGTTTCTTTTAACATATAAGATTGCAAATGACTCCAAGCTCTATATCCACTTCCTTTACCAACATAAAAAGGTTCAAAATCAAAATGGTATTCACCATAGTTGTAATTTCCAGGTTTTCTAGGGTCTAGATAAATATAAACATAAAATCTACGATCTTCAAGTAACAATACTTTTTCTTCCATAATTTTTCCTTTTAAGTTGTTGACGCAACTTTATTTTATATAGTTAAAAAAAATAAAAGAGTTAGCTAAAACTGGAATAATTTTAGCAATAGGCGTCAACCTACTGTCCTCTTAATTTAGATAGTACCTAAAAATTCAAGTGCTTCATTTGACACAATTACATCCTGATGTGCTAAAGGTCTAGATAATCCTACTTTAGTAAAATCAACAGCTCTGCTAATTGCTACATATAACATTCCATTAGCAAACATTCCTTTCGCTAAGTCTATATAATAGGTATCTAAACTCATAGATTGTGTTTTATGGTAGGTCAAGCTAAATCCTAATGTACATCCTAATGTATCAATATCTCCACATTTATTTAATGTAATTTGTTTTGTAATTTCATTATAATCATACTTGTAATCTTGTAGTTGATGCCTACCAATAGTAATAATTTCACCATTTTCTTTTATGGCTTCTACATCATCATCATTTAATTTTGTTACTTTAGCTAAAGTTCCATTTACATATGATCCATCAGGAGCATTAAATAAACACATAACTTGACAATCTTTTTTTAAGTAAATTCTTTCATGAATATTCTTCTTTTTACTTAAATCAACATCACCATGAATATATGTTTCATACATTCTTGGTCTACCTTCAAGAATATCATAGTAACTTTTATTTACTAAATCTGCACCAGCATTAGTAGGGGAGAGATATAAATACATTTCATTTCTTTTAAAATATTCTTCTTCACTTATTACTTGCTCATTTAGTATTATTAAATCCTCATTAGTTTGTGTACCTTGACGTACACGATTAAAAATACTTTGATATACTTCATTAGACTGTCTAAATATCTTAGTTAGTTGAATTACTTTGTATCCATAGTCTCTAAAAGAGTTAGCATTAAAATAATTAATTTTTCCTTCATATAATTCATCAAAATATTTCATTACTGCTTTATCTTTCTTATCCATTGGAGACTCTAATTGTAAAGGATCTCCAAAAAGAATCATTCTAGGAATATTTTGTTCTTGTTTTGACCTATAGTTTAATAGTAATTCATGTATAAAATCTAATAATGAACAATTCATAAATGAAACTTCATCTATAATTAATACATCTATATTATTCATTAATTCATACAAATTATTATTAATATGAATCATTCCAGAACTATATACTGAAGCAGGAGGAAGTTTAAAAAAGCTATGAATTGTTACAGCAGGAATACCTTTTTTTTGTAAATTAAAAGAAGCAATTCCAGTAGGACAAACTACTACTACATTTTTTCCTTGATTTTTTAACATATCATAAGCAAGAGATAATAATATACTTTTTCCTGTTCCTGCTGAACCTATTATATTTAGATTATTATTAGTATTTACTAATTGATCTAAAGCATAACTATAAATAGGATCACTTAAATCTAAATTTGAAAACTTTGATGGGATTATCAATAGAATATTCCTTTTTTTATTATATTTCAATTATAATTAGAGATTACTAATAACATGAAGTAGATTCTTTGTCAAGTAGTCCTCCTCTTTAATATTCCTTTTCATTATTTATATTAAATTAAAATTAAATATTATATAATTAATTTAGTATTAATCAAATTATAATATGAGCAATTGAGCGAAGCGAAATTGTGATAGTTACTAATTGTATGTGAAGGAGCGAAGCGACTGAACATACAATTAGTAACTAGATTTCCTTTCAATGATTTGGATTTCAAGAACGAAGTGATTGAAATCTTCCTTAATGTAATTATTATGGGTGTCACTACTGACACTTTTTCACTGTTTTGACACTCATTGACCCTACTTGACATAAAGTACTATTTATGACTAATATACTAATTGAAACAAAATAGAAGTAGGTAAATAATCATGGTGGATAAAAAAGGAAGCATAATTAATTCTATAGAAACTGGTGCTATTCCTATTTCTCTTATTCAAGATAGAAGATTAAATCTAAATGATATTCGCATTTATACATACTTAAAAATACGTCAAGGATTAAGTTCATACTCTTTTCCTAGGATATCTACTATTGTTAATGATACCTTTGTTTCTAGATCAACTGTTTTTAGATCATTAAAACGTTTAGAACTATATGGATGGATAAGTAAGACCTACAGAGAAGGAACATCAAATTTATATAAATGTAATATTATTCCATTTAGTTATGATTTTGTTGTTCCCCTAAAAAGGAAAACAAAGAAAAAAAGTAGTACAAAAAAATTAGAGAATACCAAGTTTATTGAATTTAATAAAATAAGATTAACTAATTAAATTTCTTAATAATAGTTTTTGTGTGCTTCAATTTCTTTTTAATTGAATTTAGTATATCTTCATACTTATTTGTTGTATCTTTTTTATTAGCTTCTTTTTTCATAGTACTAATTATTATTTCATCTTTTAATATTTGCTCTATAGCTTCATCTTCATTTAATACTAATTCTTTTATGATATTTTTTTCATGAATATAAACAAATGCTTTAAATCTTGTAACTATTACTTCTAGTTGATTGATATCTTTAGCATCTAGAAATGAAATTATTTTTTTTAATTCATATTTATCAATTACTTTGTAGTTATCAACATTATTGATTGAATAATAATAGTAATTTTCTTTATAAGGACGACAAACAATGAATATTAAATTTTCTTTAATAGATTCTAATTTTTCTAATGTACTATCTTGACAAACGTTTTGATCCATGATACTATCCTACTATATTAAAAATAGTTATTAACTAAAAAGGATTACTATGATTTTAGATTTAACATCATTAAAGAGTTTTGATTCATTATTATCTATTGGTAAAGAAACACCAACATGTTTAATATCAATTGTTGAAAAAGCATTATATATTAATGATGATAATAAGTTTATTAGAATTAATATTAATTTAGAAGCAACAGAACAAGAAATTAAAAATGATGTAGTATTGACTTTAAATAAAGCAGACTTATTACATTTAATTCCCTACTCATCAAAAGTAGAGATTGATTCTAATAATAAGTATAATACAGATACTAATATACATGGAATTTTTAATAGTGATAGTAGTCAATCATATATGTATGAATCTTTAAAGGAATTATTTAATAATAAAAGTGAATATAATTATTGTATTGAGAATAAAGATCAATATAATCAATTAGTAGTAGCAAATAGATTTACTAATGCAGAAGATAAAAATAATCAAGCAAAGTTTACCTTTATAAAAAATAATAAGATATTTAGTTCTTCAATGTATCGTATCTATATTAATGACTTTATATTTGATAATCCAATAGAAGAATTAATTTTACCTTGTGGATTAATTGATTTATTAAAGTATACTAATTATCCTATTAATATTTCTCGACAAGAAAACTCTATTTATGTATCTAGCTCTAATATAGATATTATTTATGCTACTGTGGATAAGGTATCTGTACTTCCTTTATTTGAAGAAAAATTTACTTCTTTACAAAAAAAATTATTTAGTTCTAATTACTTTACTGTTAATGTTATAAATTTTATTTCTAAACTTGACTATCTAAGGTTTTATGCTAAAGAAGTTAACAATAAAGCTTCTCTTACTATAAAGGATACTAAAGTTAAAATAGAAGTTAATAACAAAAATTGTGAATTAGACATGGATTCTTTCTTTGGAGAAATAGAGTTTTCTTTTAATATTGATTTAATTGTATCTGCCTTAAAAATTTTTTCATGGAAACCAGAAGATACAATTACAATTTATGAAAATAGTGATCTAAATATTTTTTGTGTTGTTATAAATAGGATTTATAATGAATACCTTTATTCTAGTAAACTAGTCAATAAATAATATTGGCTAAAAAATATTTTTTATAAGGAGTACTGAAATGGTTACAACTGCACAAGTTTCTTTAAAGGATTATCTAGCGGATTTTATGCCTTCGCTGAATAATTTCTTTTCTAAGTGTCCACTAACACTTAAAAGTTCACTGTCTCCTGATAATGGTAAAATCTATATTGAAATCATCAAAGAAGGTAAAAGTATTGATGGTTTTAGTGTAGATGTTGATCCTACTGCTGATAAGCATACTCAAATTAGAGTAATTAAGGAAAAGTTACAATACTTTTATCCTACTATTACTCAAGTAAAAGTAGTTCCTTATACTCCTGATGAAATGGAGAATGAAATTAAGAATGGACTATCTGTTAAGGATGCATTAAAGCTTGTACATACTACTAAGGTACAAAAGTATCAAATTATTCGTGCTCATCATAGATTTAATGAATTTGATGTTCTTGATTTAGAGACAAATAAATTACTAAAGTTTAAACTACGATTTAAGACTCATCACATTCCAACTGCTACTTTTCTAGAGAAACTAGAAAAGGATGCTGAATCTATGTCAAAGGTATTCTTTGAAGCTTATGAATTCAAAAAGGTTTTAGGATAAAAGGAAGGAATAAATACATCATAGGTAATTAATACCTACCTATGATGTATAAATAATTTTTATGTTTACAGATTTATGGAATAATTTTAATAAGTATTTAATTAAAAATAATGATCCTATGGAGCTTATGGGTTTTGATTCATATGAATCTTTTTCAAATCAACTAGACACTGATTTATCATTTAGACATTTTGTGTATGATTTCTTAAAAGAGCATATAACAGAATGAAAACAATTAAAGTAAAAATAGAATATCCAGAATATAAGGATAAAGTAGTTTGTGATTATGGTGGGGAATTAGTAAGAAGTAATTATGTATTATGCACCTATCCTCCTAAATATAAGTATATTTGTACTGTTTGTGGAAATGAAATAATAACTAAGGAACAATTAGATATTTATGATTGAAAAAAAGTATAATATATTTATTGTTGATGTTTATAATATGATGTTTCATTCCACTTATGGAAATGAGTGTCAACAAATAGTGAAAAAAGGTAAAGAGGAATACCATCTTGAAGGAATATTAATGTTCTTTAAGATGATGGATTCCTATATTAAAAAATATGCTGAAAATAATGATGAGTTAATAATATATTGGCTTTTTGATAATGCTAAATCTTCTATACAAAAATATAGAAAATCATTAGATGAAAACTATAAAAAAACTAGAGCAGAACAACCAGAATGGTTTTATAAATCATTAGATAATTTAGAACTAATACTACATTTTTATAGAAATAATAGCTTCATATACAGACAAAAATTTCTTGAAGCTGATGACTATGTTTCATATATAATTGATTACGCCCAAAATAAAGATAAGAATGTTCTTCTTATTAGTGGGGATCAAGATTGGTTTAGAGGAATAAACACAAATGTTGATCAACTCTATTTACAAGATAAATTAATATATGATATAGATAAATTTGAAGAGGTATTTAATTATAAGCCTACCTACTCTAATATCTGTTTTAATAAATGCTTTTATGGTGATGTTTCAGATAATATTATAGGGGCTATTCCTACTTTACCTCAACAGCTATTCTTAAAATTAATTGATCAATTTTCAACTATGGATCAATTAATATTTAATATTAATAATATTTCTTATTTAGATTTAGGATGGAAAGCTAAATTTAAAAAAGAAATAGGTAAATTACAATTAAATTGGAATCTTGTTACTGTCGTAGAACTAGGTGAAATTGATTTAAGGTCTAATGAAATAAAGTGTTATTACAAAGAGGATAAATTAAGAATAATTTATGAGTCATTAAATTTAATAGGATTAATGGATTCTAGAATAAAGTATAAAGAAAGTAATATGGATTTATTAGATTCAATGCTAGAAGGAATACAAAAAGAAAGAGGATAACTATTTATTTATGAATTGTTATAGTTGGATAAAACAAAAACTTAGAGAAAACAATTTTGATAAAAAAGTAATTTATGATTTATATGAAATTTGTGTTAATGAAACTAATAGTAATTATTCATTAGAATCTTATAAAAGAATAGTAAGAAGAGCATATGAAGAATTAATAAGAAATAATGAACAATTAGATTTTTCAGAAGAATCCTTTGTAAAACTTGATGCACAAAAAACAAAGTTACAAGATATAAATAATGTAGTACGAAAAGAAAATAGAGAAAGTTATAGATTATATAATATACTAGAAAGTACTTATAGTGAGTATGTATCCTTACTTAAAAAAATTGAATTACCTAAAATAAAAATTAGAGATATCACAAATATAAATAGTGGTGGTAAAATTGGTATCATACATTTATCAGATTTACATTTAAATGAATTAATATATCCTGAAGAAAGTTTTGGTAATGGTTATGATTTTAATATTGCTTCAAAAAGATTAAAAAAATATGTTACAGAGTCTATAAAACTTCTTGACTTTTATAACTGTTCTACTGTATACATTTTGTGTAGTGGCGATCTTGTAAATTCTCAAAGAAGGTTATCAGAAAAATTAGCACAAAATTCTTCTTTAGTTAGGGCTTCCTTATTAGCAACAGTACTATTAGAACAAGTAATACTAGAATTATTACAAAAATATAAAGTATATTTTACTTTTTGTGTTGGTAATGAGTCTAGAATTAATGAAGAGATGGAGTCAACAGATATATTAAGTTCTGAAAATTGGGATTACTTAATTTGTAATAATATAAACTTAATGCTTAGTGGTAAATACCCAAATTTTAAGTTTATTAAACCTAAGAATAATTTGCAATCTATAGTAAAAATGGAAAATGGTTACAATGCATTACTACTACATGGACATAACTTTAAATCTCAATTAACCATTGATAAGTCTATAGCACAAATAATAACTAAGTATTTATATGAAGGAATTTCTATCCATGGTGTTTTTTATGGGCATTATCATTCTGCTTGTTTAACTGATTTTAGTTATCGATCATCATCTTTATGTGGAGGTAATGCATACTCAAATGATTTAATGTATAATTCTCGTGCTAGTCAAAATTTATACTTAGTAGATAACGATTTATCAGTAAATGCTATTAAAATTGATTTACAAAATACTAATGGTGTTGATGGATATCAAATTAGTGAAGAATTAGAAACCTATAATGTACATAATGAATTAAAGCCTACTGTTGAAATTATAAGTAGAAATTTTATTTAGAAGGAAGGTACTTATCTTGAATGAAGGATTACAACAATTTTCTGTAATTCTAGAACATCCTAGTATGCAGAGAATTATATTGGAATTAAAATCAAGTGATGATGGAGAGTCTATATTAAAAATGGGATTTTTTAGAAAGGATTATAAATCTTTTCATAATGAAATTCCTGTTAAAGAACTAAGTTATTCTGTTATAGACTATTTATCTATTATTCTTGGTGATATGCTTAAAGGTCAGAATGAAATTGAAGATATTAATAAAGAAGGGGATAAAGAAGAATTACCATGAAGTATTTAACATCAGAAACTTTTGATCCTACAACATTTAAAAATGATTATACATTAGTTATTTGGAGTGTTGGACAAGAAATTAGTAAAAGTTTTAATGAGTTTTTAACTGATTGTAAGAAACATAGTATAATGGTTTATATTATTGATGTTTCTTTAGAAGAAAATGCTTGTTTATCTGATTACTATCAATATGATATGTCTAAAGGGTATTACTTTTTGGTTTACAATAATGAAGGTCAAATTATTTATCAATCTAATGATTATAAGAATGTAATTAATTTTATATTTTAACTATGTATTAATGCTCATAGAGCAAAAAATAAAGTAGTGCATAGCACAAAAAAAGGAGAAAGTATGAGTACAAGAGAAGAAAGGTTTAAGGCGGCTCAAGATGCAAGAAAAAAGGCATTAGATGAAAAAGGTGGTTTTGGTTCTTTTGAAATGCCTAAATATGAATTTGTTGATATTGGACAAAATAAATGTGTAGTTGTAAGACTATTAGGAGAATCAGTAGAAACTAGAAAGAATCCTACTGATCCATTACAAATTAAACGATCATTAATTAAAGCTGATGATAATACTTGGTTTACATTAATCTGGAATACAGAAGATAATGATTGGCCTATGTGGAATCTAAAGAAAACTGTTGCTAAATATAAGTGGAATAAAGAACTTAATAATAAAAAAGGTGGTCCTGAATATGATCATGATGGTGATCCATTACTAATTCGATGGCTTACTAATAACCAACAAACAGCCATTAAAAATGGTTTTGATCCTAAATCAGTAGTATTAATTAATTGTATTGATCGTATGGATGATTGGTGCAAAGAAAACAAACATTCTAAATTACTATCATGGTGTACTACTGAAAAAGATGGTAAAGTATATTATGAGAATGGAATTCATAGTTCTCTTTATTCATCTATCTTTGATAAGAAGTGTACAGAGATTGGTGATCATTTTGAATATGTAGATTTAGTAATTCGTCGTTATGATGAAAAAACTCGTCCAGATGATCAAACAAATTCTTCAATTTACTGGAAAGAAGAAAAAACAGCTATTACTCGATGGTCAGAAAAAGATAAGAAAGATTACTATTCTGTTATTGTAGAAGGTGAAATAACTGATGAAGAAAAAGCTTATGAACGATATTCATTAGAAAATGTTCCTTTTGTTTCTAAACCTACTCCTGCTGGTATTATATTAAAGAAACTAGGAACATATATTAAAGATGTTGATAAAGCTTATGGTTCTAATGTATATGAACAATTAGTAGAATTAAAAGCAGTAGAAAAAGAGTTATGGGAACAAGAAAAAAAGGATAAAGAGACTAGTAATTTCATGGGTTCTAGTTCACCTACAACTAAACAAAACAAAGAGGAAATGAGTGATAGTCCTGAAGGTGATGATCTTCCTACTGAACCTGAAAAAGAAGTAAAGGAAGAGAAGCCTGTTAAGAAAGTTCCTAAGAAAGAAGTAGAATCATTAAAAGCTACTGATATTACTGATACAATGATTACACTATGGCCCGGATTAGAATTAATTAAGAATAAACCAGAAGAGTTAGCACTAATCAAAAAAATTGATGTAGAGAATCAAGAAATTATATGGAATACTGATGATATGGCTACTTGCGGAGATGATAAGTGCGGAGAGGAAATTCCTAATGCTGCTAAGGTATGTATTTATTGTGGTGCTGAATACTAATAGAATTAAGTAAAAATACATTTAAAAAATAATAAAGAGCACTTATATAAAAAGTGCTCTTTATTTATAAAATAGTAAGGAATTAATAAAGTATGGAAGATATTAATAATATGTTACTTTCTTGGAAATTACCTATTCTTTATTCTCTTTCTGAAGAAGATAGAATTAAATGTTATGATTTTGCTAAAGAAGTTGTAAAAACAACTAATTATTCTGATACAAATCAAAATAATATAAATAAAATTAAATTTGATCATTATATATCAAAGTTAGGAGAAGTAGCAGTATATAATATTCTTAAAAGAAAGTTTACTACTATAGAAGAACCTGATTTTACTATATATAATCAGTATGGCAAAAGTTTTGATTCTGACTTATATATAGATACTATTGGTTATGCTGTAAAATCTCAATCTGCTGGACAAGGAGAAAAATATGGTATATCTTGGGTTTTTCAAAATTATCCACGACATGACCCAATTTTAGAAAAACTAGATTCTTGGGTATTTTTTTGTACTATTAAAAGTGATGAAAAAACTGCTAGAATATATCCCCCCTGTCAAATAAAGAATATTATATTTGAAGAACCAAAATTAGATTACTTAAAAGGAAAGAAAAAGGTAGTGTATGTTGACAAAATATATAAAAAGTCCTCTTAGATATCCAGGTGGAAAATCAAAATTATTAAAGTATATAGTACCTTATTTTCCAGATAATTTTGATGAATATATAGAACCTTTTCTAGGGGGAGCTTCTTCTTTATTATATGTTCTACAACAGTATAAACCATCAAAAATTATTGTAAATGATTTATATTCATATTTATTTATATTTTGGAAACAATTAAAGGAAAATTATGATCAATTATATAATAATGTCTATGAATTAAAAAATAAGTATACTAATGGTAAAGACTTATATAATTATATTATTAATAAAATTTCTATTTCAACTAATGATTTAGAAATTGCAACATTGTTTTTTATATTAAATAGAATTACTTTTTCTGGCATATTAGAAGCAGGAGGGTATTCTCAAGAATCATATGAAAAAAGATTTACAATTTCTAGTATTGAAAGATTAAAATTTGCATCTTCTTTATTAAAAAATGTAGAAATTAATAATGATGATTATAGTAAATTTCTTTATAATACTAATAATAATACTTTTATTTATATTGATCCACCATATTATTCAGTAAAGAAATTATATGGAAAAAAAGGGATATTACAAAATAATTTTAATCATATTACCTTATATGAAAATTTAAAAAATTGTAATCATAAATGGTGTTTATCTTATGATGATTCTAATTATATTAGAGATTTATACTCTAATTTTTATATTAATAAAATAGAAGTTACCTATGGTATGAGAAATTCTTCTATAAAAAGTAATCAAAAGGAATCTGAAATTATTATTAGAAACTATAAATAATCTTTCTTTTTATATTTTTTTAACTATTTAAGTAGGATATTTTATGGAAACAACAAAAGAGTACTATATTGAAAATTATAAGATTAAAAAAGGTATTAATTATCTATTAGAACAAGATGATCCTAAGCATCTTATTAATAAAGAAACTGGACAATGCATGTCTGTAGAAGAGGTATCTAAAATGATTAATCCATTAATGGTTCAAGCTGAAAATAATGGATTTTTTGATGGGGTAACTAATCCATTAGAAGTAAAAAAAGATGCTGAAGATTACATTAAATCTCAATATAATAAAGATTGGAAAATACCTACAATTGATGAATTAAAGAGGTTTATTACTAATCGTAGTCCTAATTTTGCTAAGTAAGTAGGAGTTTATATTAATGTCAAGTAAAAAGAAAATAGTAGTAATGTATGTATCTTCTATAGGTTCATCTACTCAATATGTAGATGAAAAGAATTCTAATGATTTAGATGCTATTTTTGATTCTGCATGGGAAGATATTCGTAAACAACAAATTGATGTAGGAGAAATATGGATTGATGATATATGGGTAGAGGGTATAGAATCCCCTGGTAATATTAATTGGAAAGATATTCTTACTGATAAAAAAGGACTATTAGATAAAAAAATTATTGATAAAGTTTTTGCTGATGATGAATTTGGTATTAAAGCAGGGTTTATTATTGAAAATGCTGGTTCAGGAACTAATATTAATGACTATATTGATAATGTAGAAGTGTATGATGCTAAAAGAGATAATTGGTTAATAGGTAATTATGGTAATAATTATCCTGAAACATGGGTAGAGGAATATGCAGATAACTTTTTTCCTGATTTAAAGAAACAATTAGAAAAAGTTAATGGTGAAGGTTATTTTGATTGGGCAAGACTAATAAGTGATAATCAAATAAATGGTGAATTTGAAGCTGATAAAATGGATGATTATTTTGTAGTTATGCAAGGACATTTTTAATAGTAATAAAATAATTATTAATTCTACTATTTAAGTAGTAGTATTTTTAATTTATAAGGATAGTGATGGATACTAGAGAATTTAAAAATTTAATTGATATGGAAAAGGATGTATTAAATCATCCTAATTTTGAGGATTCTAAAGAGAAAGATTATTTAAAGGGTATATTAAAGTCTGAAATATTTTCAAAATCAGAAATTGAAAGTTTAAATGAAGCTTTTAAAATAATATTATTAGATGAAAAAGTATGTGATGATAAAAAAGCTGATTACATTAATAATATGTGGAAAGTTAATTATACTCGTAAACCTCCGTCACCAGAAGAGTTCCTAACTGATTATTGGATAGGTCCAACTGCTGATAGTTTATATCCACATATTAAAAAAGCATTCTTAGATTTTTTTAATCCTAACTCTTTATATAGAAATTTAGCTTTATATTATCCTATTGGTACAGGAAAAAGTTTGTTATGTTCATTAATATTATTATATGTATCTACTATAGTTTACTATCTACGAGATTATAAACAATTTTTTAAACTTTCTGCCGCTACTTATATTGTTACTGGAGTAGTATCATTAACACAAGATATGGCAATAGATTTAACAATTAAACCATTAATGAATACTATGAGTACTAGTACTAAATTTTATAGATGTACAAAAGAAGATCAATTATTAAGAAAAGTAAAAGAAGACTTAGATACAATATATTATACAACTGCTACACAAGGTAATGCTATATTTAGAGTAGGTGATTTACACTTTCATGTTATTAGTGAACCTTCTAATATGTTAGGATTAAATATGATTAATTGTGCTTTAGTAGAGTTAGCCTTTATGCAAGAAAAAGGAATGAAATCTGAAACTGCTATGAGGTTATTAACTGATGCTAAAGGGCGTGTTTATTCTAGGTTTAGTAATCATTATTTAGCTAGAACAATAATAGATAGTTCTCCTAATGATTTAAATAATCCTGTAGATAGATATATTTATTATGATAGTATAAAAGATCCTAGTGTATTAAGGTTAATGGGAAGTAAATGGGGATTACAACCCAATTTGTTTCCAATCTGGGAGAAAACTGGAGAAACTTTTTCAGTTTATTTAGGTAATTCTTCTAAAGCACCTAGAATAATAGATAAAGAAGAATCATTAAATTCTGATTTATACAAAAATGAAGAAGTATTAGATTTTCCTATTGATATAAAACAATTAGCTATTGATGGATTATCAAAAGTAATAAAAGATTATGGTGGTAGACCATCAGGAACAGATGCTAAATTCATATCAAATATAGATTTAATAGAGAGCATGTTTACACTATCATTAAAGAATTTTTATATGTATGAACATGCTCCTGTATCATTACCTCCTGAAGGATTACTATGGGATATAGTAAAGAAAAAATTCTTTATTTATTCAGGTCAAGGGAATCACTATGATTTCTATCGTAATCCTAAAATTGAAAGATTTATATCAATAGACTTAGCAGAAAAACATGATATGGCGGCTTTTGCTATGTCACATATAGAACGTAATCTAAAAAATGAAAAAGTATATATTGTAGATTTTTCATTAGCTATTTATAGAACTAAAGAGGATATAAACCTAGATGCATTTAAATTTTTAATATTAGATTTAGTAAAATATGGGAATATTAATATTAAAAAAGTTAGTTTTGATCAATATCAATCCTCTTCAGCTAAACAATCATTAATTAGACATGATATTGATGTTATAGACTTCTCTGTAGATCGTTCACCTGAACCTTACATGTCTTTTGTATCTTACTTACAAACTGGAAGAGTTAAAATGGGTAAAAACTTAGTAATGAAAAATAATTTAAAATCTTTAGTTAATAGTAAAACACCTAAATCAGGAAAATTTAAAGTAGACCATGTTCAAGGGGAATGGATTGATTTACTAAATGAAAATTGGGAAACTTCTCAATGTGGATATTTTGGTAAAGACTTATCTGATGCTGTAGTAGCTAGTATTGCTTTAGCAGATTCTTTTGCTACAGACAATGCGGATTTTGTATATAATGAGGAAAAAGAAATTATTAAAAATGATAAAGGTGGATATAAATCAGCATTAGAGGAAATAAGCAGTAAATTTAATTTAATAGTTAACAGTTAGTTGACATTACTACTATTATCTGATACACTAAATAATAAAAAGGAATATTATGTTTGAAGAAGAATTAAAGAAATTAGAATCTTTTATAGGTAAAAAAGTATCATACAAAATATTAACAAGTAGCCAAATTATTATGAATCAGGACTATTACAAAAAATAGAATTTAAAGAAAATCAGAAATTTCCATTAGCTTATATAGGTAATGATGTTTATACTAATTTTTGTATCAATGCATTAATACTACAAGATATAGATGGGAAACCAATAATAGAATGAAAGTAGTTTATCCCTTTTCTGTTTCTTGGCAAGATTATCCTTCACAAGACAATGCTGTTGTAGTTTATACATTAGGATGTGAGCATAATTGTAAAAATTGTCATAATAAAGAATTTCAAAATTATAATTATAGTTGTGAACAAAGTAAAGATATAATTATTGATTTAAATGATCAAGATTATGATTATTATGATTTTTGGTTTGCTTTAGAAAGGGAATGTAACAAACAACATACAAATAAAATAGTATTTGAAGGTGGTGATCCTTTATTTATTGATAATAGAAATTTTATAAAAAGTTTATTAAACATTAATTTTAGTAATAAAAAGTTTGATATATGTATTTATACTGGATATTTAATTAATGAAGTTATGGATATGGGAATATATGGAGCACAATTTTATAAATGTGGAAAATATATAGAGGAATTAAAAGATAATAGTATGGGTAAAGTAAATAATCAATTAATTTTTGCATCTAAAAATCAAAAGTTATATGATTCTAATTTTAATCAAATATCGATTGATAACTATTATACATTCAAGGGAGAAAACGAATAGTATGTTTGAAGACTCTGGTATTAATGCTTCAGTTAAAAGAGTAAAGAATACTTTAAATTATTCTTTATATAAAAAGTATGGAATTGTGAATGATGATATTACAGAAAAAATATTAAAAATGCATGGGTTAAGTAAAGATAATTTTGACTTTATAAATAATATTGAGTTATTAACAAATAGTAATTTAGCAGATACTTCTTTAGATACTAATGCTAATAAAAGTGGAAAAACATTAGCTGGATTACAATATGAATCATCAATTCCTTTATATAAAATGGTAGGGTATAGAGCTTTATATAGAAAAATTAAAGATTTATATGGTAAAAAAGAAGCTAAAAAATTAACTGGTGAAATGTATGATATGTCTTTAGCTATTCATGATAGTGGTAAACTATTATTACCTTATTGTTGGGCTTTTGATGCATCAAAAATTGTTATTCAAGGGGTTCCTTTTGGGCAATTAAAATCTAATCCTCCTCATAGAGTTTCTAGTTATATTGATTCTTTAAAAGAAATTATTCATCAAATGTCTTCTCAATTAGCAGGGGCTATCGCTATAGGTACTTTCTTTTTTGATATTTGCCATGTTCTTTATTATCGAGAAAAAGTTACTTTAGAACAATTACAAGAATCTAAAGAATTACAAAAATATATTATTAATTGCTATCAAACTTTTGTACATAGTGTTAATAATCCTATGTCAAGAAATAATATTGAAAGTCCTTTTACCAATATCTCTTTATTTGATAGAGAAAAACTTAAAAATTTATTAGCTAAAGATAATATGGGTTGGTATTTTGAAAAAATAGACATTAATTACATTATTGAATATATTATTTATCTTGAAAAATTATATATGGATTTTTTTGATAAAGGTGATCCTCTATCTAATGGAAAGCCTTATACTTTTCCTGTATCAACAGTTAACCTTTCTCGTAAAAATATTAATGGTGTAATTGATGTAGTAGATAAAGATTTTGAAAAAGAGTATTGTAAACATGATGTTTATAGATATCATACTTATGTTTCTGAAGGTAATAAAATAAGTTCTTGCTGTTTTGATGAAGATACAAAAGTATTAATTTATAGTACTAATGGAGTAGAAGAAAAAAAATTAAAAGAAGTATATGAAATGCCTAAAAATGGAATAAATTTAAGAATTTTTCATAATGGAAATTGGTTATTTGGAAATCCTATAAAAGTTAATAGAGAAAATAAGAAAATGTATAAAATTATCACATCTAATAAAAAAGAAATGATTGTAACTGAAGACCATATTTTTCTAACATTAGAAAAAGATAAAAAAGTATGTGAATTAACAGAGGATGATTACTTACTATTTAATAATAATCTATTAAATGAGTCTACTCCTGGTAGATATAATAAAAAAAGTATTTTAACTTATGAACAAGGAATTTTAATAGGTTCTTATTTAGGAGATGGAAGTTCTTATAAAAATAAGGATAATAATGGAACTATTATTTGTTTTTCTTTAAATCTTAAAAAAGATAAAGAGTTAATTCCTATATTTGAAATTGCTCTTAAACAATTGGGGATTAATAAAAATATTTATAAAAATGAATTAAAAAATAATTGTTATAATGTTTGTATTCATGATATTAATTTATATAATTTTATAAAATATTGGGTATATGGTAATTATTCTTATGAAAAAGAATTAAATCTTGAATGTCTACTAGAATCTAAAGACTTTAGAAAGGGTATCCTAAAAGGATTATATTTAACAGATGGTGGAAACTCTAATAGAATTTATTCTTCTTCTAAAAAATTAATTTCTAATATGGAAACTTTATTAACTTCATTAGGTAAAGTTTCTTGTATTGATTGTGTAGATAGAACAAATGAAAAAGTATTTATTAGAGATAATTTCTATAATAGAAATTATCCATCTTATTCTATTAGGTGGTATGATAGAAAATCAAAAAGAAAACAAGAAAATGTATATATTTTTAGAAATGGAAATATTTATTTTAAAATAAACTCTATTGAAGAAATAAAAGAATATAATAAAGAAAGTGTATATTGTTTTGAAATGAGAAATAAAGAAGAACCTTATTTTACTTTACCTAATGGAGTAATAACACATAATTGTCGATTATTAAGTGATGCTGATATGTTTAATTTAGGAGGACTATCAAATTCTTTTGGTGGGAGTGCTATTAGTTTAGGTTCTCATAGAGTAGTATTAATTAATTTTAATCGTATAGCTCTTGAAGCTACTGATTATGATTCATTTTTTAAAATATTATCAGAAAGAATAGATGATGCTACTAAAATACTTTATTCTCATAGAAAGATGTTACAAGATACTATTGATAAAGGAATGCAACCATTAATGACTTTAGGTTGGATTCAATTAAAAAAAATGTTTTCTACTTATGGTATTATTGGATTAACTGAAACAAAAGAAACAATGCTTAAAAAATTTGGTGATTTTAATAAAGATTTAATTGAGGAATCATTAAAACTTCTTAATGATAAAGCTTCTTATTGGACTAATGAATTAAAAACACCATTTAATATAGAACAAGTTCCTGGTGAAACTATGGCGATAAGATTAACACAAATTGATAAATTAATTTATGGTGAAAGTTGTGTACCTTATGAATTATATTCTAATCAATTTATTCCTTTATGGGAAGATAAATCAATATGGGAAAGAATGGAAATAGATGGTAAATATCAAAAATTATATACAGGTGGTTCTATTTGTTTCTTTAATTTAGGAGAAAAAACTACTACTACTCAAAATAAAAAAATAATAGATTATGCTATTAAATCTGGATGTGAACTTTTTGCTTTGAATTCTGTATATAGTGAATGTGTAGATGGTCATAGTTCTTTTGGTAAACAAAAGATATGTCCCATTTGTGGAAAAGAAATTACTGATTATTTAACTCGTGTTGTTGGCTTTTATACAAAGATAAGTGGATGGAATATTACTCGTAGAAATTGGGAGTTCCCTCGTAGACAATTTAAAGCTATAGATTAATATGAATAAAACATTTTCACGAGAGACTTATAATCAATCAGATAAAATATCAAAAATTGAAGCTATTAAGTTTCTTAATCAATTAGGATATAAATCAGTATTGTCAGACAAAGAATTATATAAAAAAGGTGATTTTTATTCTATTGATCCCAATGGAAATAAAATTTTAGTTGAAGTAGAAGTAAAATTCGTATGGGATGAACCTAAATGGAAAAAAGAATGTTGGGATACTATTCATATTCCTTATAGAAAACATGAAAGTATGTCTAGTATTTTTATTATGTTTAATCATGATTTCTCATCATTAGCTACAATTGACATGAAGGAAATATTAACAAAAGGTGAAATAATAAAAAAACCAACTAAATATTCTGATGAAGATGAAAATGGAAAAAAGATAGAAGAAGATTTCTTTTCTTTACCTTATACTAATTTTACTTTTTATATTAAAAAAGAAAATGATAGATGGTCAAAAATAAAAAAAGTAAAAAAGTGATATTTATTTATAAAGAGTAACTATTTATATATGTCTATACTCTATGATGAGTATTTAGGTTCTAATTATCAATTTACTCTTACTCCTAGTGGAACTAAAATACTAGGAGTAAGTGGTAATTTCTCTTCTATATCAATACAAACTGTAATAAGTGGTAATCCTATTTATCAGATTCAATTAAGTAATAATTCACAAAAATATATAAATGATGTAACTAACACTATTTCTGGTATTCACTTTGAATATATCCACATTGGACCATTAGTTTTTTCAGGTATTAACTTTAGTATTAGTACAAAAATTATACCTTGTAATTTAATGAAATTTAGTAGTATATCAAGTTCTGGTACTGTTACAGTATATTTAAGAGGTAATAAATAATGGGAGCTTTTGATGATATCCCTATTGATATTAAATCTAATATGCCTATTTTTGAATCACCAGATGAATTTTTTAGAAATAATGGATATTATGGATTTATTTCATTACAAGCTACTCAAGGTACTGAATTAAATTTATTAGTTTCTATTAATGATTGTGTAATGTTAGCTTGGGTTGTAATAGAAACTCAAGGTCAAGTACAATATTTATTAAAAGAGAGACCTGTAATAACTGTTTCAGGAACAATAGTCAATCCTATAAATTATAATAGATATAATACTAATGGTTATACTTTTAGATCAAAATTCTATACAGGAAATACTATTAGTACTTCTGGATATCAAACATTAATGAGAGATAGACTAATAAATTATGGTACAAATCCTGGTCAATTTTCTACAGGAACTACAGGAGCAGAAATATCATATTTTATATTTCCTCCTAATTATACATATTCATTACAATTAATACCTTCAGTAAGTATGAGAATGAGTATAGATTTAAATTTTGCTGAAAAAATAGGGTAATAACCATTTTAATTTATTATGAGAAAATTAACAGAACAAGAAATTATTTTTAGACATAATGAAATTTGGAAAAATAAAGAAAATCCTATTATTTTAACTGGAAGATATAAAAATGAAAAAGGAGTTATAGGATTATTTAATGAAACATATAATACTACTAAAACTTTAGTAGAATACACTTGTTTTTTACATGGAAATTTCTGGCATAGTGTTTCTAAAGATTTATTAGGAGAAGGTTGTAAAAAATGTAGTTATATAAATATGGGTAAAGCATATCAAAAAGATTTAGTTGGACAGAAATTTGATAAATTATTAGTTTTAAAAAAAATAGGAGTTGATTCTAAAAGACAGGAATGTATTTATCTTGTTAGATGTGATTGTGGAAAAGAATTTGAAATTTTAAGTGGAAGACTAAGGAATAAGAAAATACAGTTACATCAATGTTATGATTGTGGAATGATACAAATTGGTAAATCTAATTCTATTTGTAATAATATTGAAAAATCTCTATATTTTAAGTATCCAGAATTATTATTAGAATGGGATTATGAAAAAAATAATAAATTAGGTCTTGATCCTAAAAGAATTTATCCTAAAACTGATAAAAAAGCATGGTGGAAAAATAAAGAATGTGGTCATGAGTGGTATACAAGTATAAAAACAAGGGTAATTCTTAATTCTGGATGCTCTATTTGTACTAGTAATAGAAAAGAATCAAAAGGAGCAACTTTAATAACCCAATATCTAAATAAAAATGATATTTTTTATATTAAGGAATATAAAATTAAGGATTGTAAATATGTTTATTCCTTATTCTTTGATTTTGCTATTTTTGAAGATAAAGAAAAAGTTAAGTTAAAGTATTTAATAGAATTTGATGGTAGACAGCACTATGAAGCTATTAATTTATTTGGATGGGAAGAAAATCTTATTCTCATTAAAAAAAGGGATAGTACTAAAAATGAATATTGTAAAAATAATAATATTAACTTAATTAGAATTCCTTATTGGGAAGAAAAATTTATTGAAGAAATATTACAATTTTATGTATAAATAACTATTTAATTAGGAGAAATAGAATGATACCATTTAAACAACTATGGAAAGGAAAGTTTCTTTCAATTATTTCTCCTATACAATATCCCTATGAAATTTTAAATGAAGGTTCAGAAGTAATAGTATTACCTTATCTTATAAATGAGAATAAAATTATAGTACGTTCTGAATTATGTCCTCCTTATTTTTGTAAAGATAATGAAGTTAAAAAATATTTTACCTTATTATCAGGAATGGTGGAGGAAAATGAAAGTATAGAAGATGGGTTGATGCGAGAAATTCAAGAAGAAAGTGGTATTTATGACTTTGATTTAGAATGGTATATAAAAGAAAAAGAATTACCTATATGGAAGAATAGTAATATAAGATGTAATTTATATATTTTAGGTCTTACCTCTTATGATATTGGTAAACCTACTGGAGATGGTACTATTTATGAGGAAAAATCTGAATCTATATTAATGACATTGGAAGAAATGAAAAACATTATTGATTATGAAACTAACTATGATTTAATTTTTTTAATGTCTTATTATAGACTACAAAGTATACTTAGTGAAAATCTTTATAAAGAGGGTAAATTATAATGAGTGATACAGTACAAAATACTAATGTTAATAAGGTATATATTGTTAATGGTAGACGATTAACAGAACAAGAATTTGAAATTGAAAAAGATAGGTTATCTAAAATGCCAGGTACTAAACTTCAAGAGGTATCCCCTGGTGTTTATCAAACAAGACTATTTGATTAAATATACAATGTATAAATCTAAAATCTCCATTTAATATAATCAAAATACTTTTATTTATATATTGACATATTATTAGTCGTAGTGTACTATGATATAACAAAATGAGAGGGAGAAGATTTAAATGAATGGTATGATTTTTACTAACAACATTGATGTACTTTATTCCTTTCTTACTGATGCTAAAAAAAGAAATCTATACCCTAAACTACTTTGTGCTTCATATCCATCAGGACTACGACAAATGGCAAAAATGGAAAATGATATTGGTAATAGAAAAGCTTATGCTTTCTTTGCTGATCATAGTCATGATGGTCCTAAGTATATACTAATGACAGTACATAAGGAGAATTAAATGTTAAGACCTAAAGGAAGCAAAAATAAGCCCAAAGTATCTGTATTAGAATACCATACTGAATCTATAATTCAAACAATTACTATGCCTAATGCTCCTACTCTTCCTAAAGCTGATAAGCGAAAGGGGAGGATAGTATCTGAAGCACAAAAAAAGGCTATGCAAGAGGGTAGACGTAGATCAAAAGCTGAAAAAATGGGAATTGATTTATCTATGGTAACTACTAATAATCCTCTTGACAAAATGATGGATATTCGACCTATAATGATGTATACTGGAAAAGAAGAAGACTACATAGACTTTCTTCCTGCATTAAAAGCTTCATTAATTCAATATAAGCAAATAAAGAAATTTGAATCAATATCATTGGAAATGGTTCAAGCTGGTTTTAGTAATCCTAAAAATATAGTAGAAGTACTAAAGAAGTATGTAGAATTAAAGAAAATATAGGAGAAATATATGACTACTTGTCCTGTTTGCCATTATTTTTATGTTCATGATTGGGAAGAAAAAGATGATAATGTATTAGCTTTAAAAATTAGTAATATGCAGGATCATAAGAAAAAATTTATACATATTAATGGAACTTTTTTAGTAGATAATAGTAGCTATCATGGGGGAGAACATAGAGTAGCTTTACTTGCTTGTCCTAATTGTAATTGTGTTCAAATGAGTGATGATTAAGGAGTATCAAATGACAATGATTTTACTTGATGTATACTATGATGATATAGATGTTTTATTATCCCTTCCTATTGATAGTGATACTAGAAAAGCAAGAGTAATAGAAAATCCTTCATATATTCCTCATATAGGAGAAAAAGTATTCATGGGTTATACTCCTGCTACAGAGGTAATAGATGTTATTTATGATTATACCCATAATGTAATAGTAGTCAAAGGAAAATAGATGAATAGAAACAAAGCAATGAAATTAATTAAAAAAATAAGAGAACCTGTACCTTTTGAAGATATGAAAGAATATAATCAATTAGTTCTTACTGATGATGAAGCTTGTAATTTACTATTGACTACCTTAAAAGAGGAAGAACATGAAGATTAAATTTGATAATCGTCCTGGTAATAATGAAATTAAATTTAGGTTTTACCCTAATGGCAAATTCTATATCTTTCCTCATTATATGCCATGTATGTCATGGAGTCCTGATAGAGGACAGTATGTATTTAAATGGTTATGGTTTGTGTATGCTGTAGAAAGAAAAGAAGTAAATTATAAATATATAATTATAAAGAATGAGATTAAGAAATATACAAAGCATCCTACACAGTTTTTTAAGTTAATTTACCATAGAATTTTTGGATATGAGTATAAGGTATCTTTTTATAGACATGACACACAAGATTTTATTAGTTCAATTTTTATTAAAGCAAAATCAGAGTATTTAGCAGATGAAAAAGCTACTGCTTGGTGGTGGGGTAAGGATAATACCTTTTATGATGTTTATGACATATCTGTTATTAATAAGATTGAAATTGTAAAAAAGGAGAAGAAATAAATGATTAAGTTTGATTGGACAGAAGAAGAAAAAAAACAATATGCTCCTGATAATGAAAAAGTAATTTTATATGATAGTATCAGCCGCAATTAAATTAGTAGATAGTAGAGTTTTTGTAGGAAATAATCATTCAGCTTGTTTTAAGAATTTAATAGACCTATACAGAAAAGCTGGTGTAGAATGGGAAGTAGTACAAAAATTACATATAGATTGTATACAAGGGTTTATTAATGATAGTCTACAGTTTTTAACTAGAGAAGAAGCATACTATGAAGCTTTCAATTATAATCAATGTTCAGAACAAAAATGGAATGAAAATTACACAAAAATAAAAGGAATAGAAATAGTAAAAGAAAATTGGCATCCTTGTTTATTTTCTGAACATATTTGGTAAAGGAGAAAAATAATATGGAAGATAAGTATATATTAAAAGATTCTGCTACTAATTATTTTATTCGTATTGATGAGACATCAGGTGGATATCCTTCTGATACTACTTTTATGTATGCTTCTACATTTTCATTAGAAGGTGCTAAACAATATAGAGACACCATGCATAAAAAATGGGATATATATAAAATAATTCATAATGAAAACTCTATATCATGGGAAAAAGTTAATGAAGAAGAAAATGGGAATAGTAAACTAATTTTTAATAATTGGAAAGATGATTGTTATAATGAAGAAAAAAGTATTAATTTACCAGATAAAATAAATTATTTAGGATTTTTTTATGATGGTGGCAGAGTGACAGTTTCTATTAATAATAAGCAGGTGTTTTATTCTTATTTTGGTGGTAATGATTGTGCTGTAGAAATTAATAGAAATAAATAAGGGGAAATTATATGGAAGATAAAAAGATTGACATTCTTACTCTGAAAAAAATGCTTACTTTTGCTCCTATTCAATACAAGGATTCTAATAATTGGAATAACATTAGCACAATAGTAGAATTACTAAAAAATAATAATGCTATAATACTTGAGAAAAAGCATGAAGAGGATATCTATGATTGGGAATCTCCCATAGATTATACTATTATTGATACCTGGTCTACTTTTGATAATAATTGTATAAGTATAAACTATATTTATGATGATAAATTGATAGCAAATATATCTATTTATGATGGTGATAACTTTCATGGATATAGAAAAGGATTAAGATTTGAGTTAATACTAGAGTTACCTGATAGTTATTTAACTGAAATCAGTAGTAGTATTGAATATTATTTTTATATAAAAATGGGTAATGATTATGATAAATATCTAGAAGATGTGAAAAATAAATGGATTATGAAAAAAATGAAAGTGATATTAGGAAAGGAAATATTTAAATGAGTTATATGTATGATACTAACGAAACAAAGAAAATAGTAAATGTTTCTAATAATGCTATAAAAGATGTACAAGGGCTATTATCAATTTGCTATAGTTTACGATCTACAGCTTCGCATCAAGGTTTTTATGATGGACTAAAAGAATGGTCTACACCTATTTATGATTATATTGATAATATACTTAAAAAATATGGATTTGTAAATGGTGATCCAGAGTATAATAAGAGATATCCTGATATACAGTATTGGTGGGGAATTTATGGTATGATGAATAATATAATTTATTCTCCTAATCTGTATACTAGGTATCCTAATCATCATTCTACAGCATATGAAAGAAATGAAGCATTAATAGTAGAATTAGAATATTTAATTAAGAGATAAGGAGAAGGTAAATGAAAAAGTATAGAATATATAAAGATACTTGTGATGAAATTGGTTGGGATAAAAGGTATTATCAAGAAGGTGAATGGGAAAGAACAAATGGAGGTTATATAAATAAAAAAGATGCAACTTTATATAATTTAAAAGAAGCTGAAAGTAAGGTAAAAGAATTAAATAAAGTATGGTATCTAGGTGAATATGGTAATGAAAACTTTAATTATGAAGAAGTAAAGGAGTAAATAAAATGGCACAATGGGTTAGAAAATTAGATATTAGTATTGAATGGAAACAATGCAAAAACCATGAAATAACAGTTCAACAATTAGCTAAAGTACTAATTGATAAACTAAGTGTTTTTGATCCTAATAAATTAAATGAAGATATTCAATTTCTTATTGATGATTTTAATATTATTGCTACTTCATCAAATGATGATGGTAGTGAAATAGAAAACTTTGATGATGCAATGAAAAATTTGTATAGTTGGGCAGATGCATCATTAGATGGTGAATGGAATGGTAAAAAGAATTGTTGGGTAGAATTAATAGGATAGGAGGATTATCCTAAATGAGTATTATTTATAAATTTGGTAGTACTACTTTAGATGGATTAGTAAGAAGAAATCCATATGGTAATTGGTCAGATGTAGATAAAGGACTTTATATAGATGATGATAATATTGATAATTTTATTGAAAATAACTATAAGGGTAGAAGAATAAAGATTACTATAGAAGTGTTAGAAGAAGAAGTAGAAGAAAAATGATCATTATTGATGAGAATGACTTAAAACTTACAATATCCCTATTACTAAAAGAATATTGGCCTATGGGAAGTAATGTACAGATAGATAAAAAAGTTGATAATATATTAAAAGTGTTAACAAGAAAGGAAAATAATTAATGCATACTTATGATAATATATCTGATGAAGCATGGGATATAATTAAAAAAATAGGTAATTATATAAATAGTGAGCAAATAGAAGATTGTTTAAACTATATTGTGTCATTGTCTAAAGATCAATTTCTTTCAATAGGGTTAATGGGAATTGAAGTAATACTAGAAGGGATTACTTTAACTCAAAAGTTTGTTGATGATCATAAAACTTTTTGTGATTTGTTCCATAAATTTGTTATGGATAATTATATTAATAATCAACAAGAAATTCCTTCATTTAGAAGTGCAATAAGATTTGATTTATTAGGGATACTACTAAATGAAAAATAAATATATAGAAACCTATAGTGATAATGCTGTAATTTTCCCTATATTAGGCTTTGGGTTAAAGTGGGGGAAGAATAGACATGAACTTGGATTAGGCTTGACAATAAAACATTTTCATGATAAATATGAGAGTCCTATTGTAGTTTTAGGATTACTAGTAGTTATTGAAATTAGTAAAATTGATATAAACAGAAAAATCTATATGGAGAAATACAGAAATAAAAGGACAAAGTAAAATGGGAGTATTCATTAATAATGATAATAGGAATACTCCTTGTAAAATATGTAATAGTAAAAAAGAACCTACACTAAAGGTCATAATCGATTTTGGATATGTATGTACAATGTGTTATGATGAAAAAGGTAGTCAGTACTTTAAAGATTACCAATTAGCAATGAAGGAGTTATAGTATGAAAACAGAAAAAGATATTAATGATATCTTATTAAATTTAGAAACAGAAGAAAGTAAATATCCTTCTATGACTTATGAACAAGGAGTACAAGAAGCTTTAATGTGGGTATTGGATGAAATATCTGATGATGAATTTAAGCCTTAATACTTTATAGGAGGATTATATGAATATGGCATCAGCACTTTTTATTGTAGGTTGTTACTTTGTTGCTCAAAATTTTTTTATTAGAGCTTCTAAATTTTATAATATATTTCTACTAAAAATACTTCCTTTCTTTGGTGGATTGTACATTATGTACTATGCATCAAAACAATTAGGTTGGATTTAAATGAATAAACAAGAAATTGAAACTGATTTACAAAATTTTCTATCTAATTTTTGGTATGTATATAGGCAAGCTGAAGAAGGATGTAAATTATACCCAAAAGAAGCTACAGACTATGGAATATGGTTTAAGGAAATGCAGAGTAAATATGAATTTGGTATAAAGAAGTCTACATATAAAGATGGTGAAGATGGAGTACATAACCTACTATATGAAATCTTTATACTAGGAGCAAATACATTGTTTCAATCAATTTTTAGTAATAAAGGTTATAAAGAAACTATAATAAATAATGCTAAAGATGCTAAAGTTGATATTGAAAATATGGCTAATAAATTTGGATTTGATTGGAAAGATTTTGATAAATATTTTGATGATGATAAGGAGTAAATATAATGTATGATAATTGTATATTAATAAGATTTAATAGTGCTATGAATTCAGTAATTCAAGAAAATATGAATGATATCGAATTTAGAGAACACTATATTGATAACCTTAAAAAATTAATAGAAATTAAATGGTTTAAAATAATTAATAGTACTACTGGTGAGATTGTTCAAGAATATGTACAAAAACCGATAGCTGTAATTAAAGACTGGGACATAATGCATATTACTGATTTTTGTATGTTAGTAGGAACTTGTGTAAGGCATCCTCGAATAGAAAGTGGTCATCATTTAGAATCTTCTAAAATATTAAATATTGATTTTACTAATAATAAGTGTGAAACATTAAATACTATTTATGAATTAAGGTAAATAATATATGAAAAAGTACACAATGATATATCATACTCATAGGTATGGATCAAACTTTGATTCAAATTATCAATATGATTTTGATGATTCTTCTTGGGATTATACAATGAACTACTTAAAGAATAATAAAGAAATTATGTGGGCACATTATTTTGATAGTGATGATGGTAAATTAGTAGGTAGCTATAAACGTTTTACTTATTTTGGACAAGATTGTGAATATTTTATTGGTCAATTTGAACCTGATGATGGTGATAAAATTGATCCTGTGTTAGTATACTGTAATCATAGAAGTAATGAAGAAGATGTAGAAGGAAACTGTAATCCTAATTTATGTCCATTACATAAGATGTATAAAGATTTTGGTATAGGGGAAAGTATATGAGTATGACTGTTACTGCTTATAAATGTCCTAATTGTAATTTTATTGTTTATAATAGATGTAAACAAGATTTACGCAATTGTTATTGTGGGGCTATAAGAAATGATGGTACTATAATGGATGAATCAAAAATTAATGGTAAAGAAATTGAAGTTAAACATATAGAAATTAATGCTACATCACAAAAATTATTGATTGATTTTAATTATAATGGTACAGAATGGGGAATTATTAAACCACAAAAGGATAGTAAATAATGTATATTACAAAAAAGATAATTAAAGTAAAATTAATATTAGAAAATTGTGAAAGTATAATTATTCCTATTGAAAATATTAGAAGTCTTTGTTGGTTTTTAGATAAGGAATATTGGATACTATATAATTGTTTTTCAAAAGAATATGTTGATAGTTATATATTATCACAAAATTTAATTGTTAATAAATTCATTATTTCAATAGAAGATTTAGATAAATTATTATATTTCCCATTAGGGGATAATACAATAACAAAAAAAGTTATTGACAGATTAATAAGAAGTCCTGATATTACTCATGTTTCTATAGAATATGACAATTTAATTTATGAAAATAATGTAAATGATCCTACTGTTAAAATAGAACATGAAGAATATTCTTTTGTTGTTCCTTGGGGAAGTAGAAATCAATGGATAAATACATATCAAATTATAAGTAAGAAAAAATGTAGAAGTGAACAAGATAACATATGGAATCTTATTATTAAAAAAAGATTTACAATAAAAACATTATATTATGATTATAAAGAATTTAAACGATGGGTAAGAAGAAATATTTTTCATAATTACTCTATATAAAGGAAAATCTAATGGAAGAAAATTATATTTATTGTGTTAATTTATATTATCCTTATGAAAAACATGATTATCATTATTTTATAGAAAAGTTAGATGTTAAGAAAACTGAAAAAAATTATATTATTAATGGTAGTAAACGATTGCCAATAAATCAGTTAGATATTATTCAAAAAGGAGTGTATAGTTGGTCTATAGATAGTTTAAGTATATATACTTTTAATATTAATTTTGCTAAAGAAAAATTAAAAGAATACTTACAAGGTATACTATTAGAAGAAACAAAAGAATATCAAAATAAAATATTAAGATTAAACCTAGAGATTCCTACTTATAGTCAAAATTGTACAAAAGAATATAGGGATGAACAAATGAAAAATATAAAGTTATCAGAAATTAAATTTGATTAACTATTATTGTTATGGCTGATCGATCATCAAAAGAAGAACTAATATCAGTATATAAAAAAGATAATACTATCTTTTTCTATGATGAATTAGATAGAGTATCCTTTTATCATTTACAATTATATATGATGGAAATAATTGCTATGAGAGATTTTGATGAAATAAATATAGTGATAGACTCACTAGGTGGTGATCCATGTGGAGCTTATGACTATATTAAAACTTGTCCTATAACAGTAAATACATACATAAATGGGTATTGTTGTTCTGCTAGTACATTACTTTATCTAGCAGGAGAAAATAGATATGTATCACCATCATCATTATTTTTAATACATTCTTGTCATGGAACTTCTAATGATGATCCTAAACTTGGTGATAGTGAAGATGATCTTGACTATGCTATTAAATTTAATAACTCTATGAAATCAATATATGAAAAAGAAACTAGAATACCTAAATCAATGTTAGATATAAAATTAAAATATGAGGAAAAATATTTTACAGCTAAAGATTGTATAAAATATGGTATTGCTAATAAGATCAAAACCTATGGACTAGACTAGACTAATTATTTCTGATACAATTCAATAAATATTTTTAATAAAGAAGGTATTATGATCTATACATGTGGAACTTTAGTACACGATACCAAAAAATTCTTAATTTGTCATGTAACTAATTCTAATCCTTCTAGGTGGGATATCCCAAAAGGTATAAAAGAAGATAATGAAAGTTATTTAGAATGTGCTTCACGAGAATTATATGAAGAAACAAATATTAATAGACATATATATGATTCTTCTATTAATTTTTTAGGTATTCATTCTTATACTAGGGGTAAATTCTTAGTTTTATATGAATTAAAATTTTGGAATCCTAACAATAGTTCTAATTGGTTACTTTCTACATCTAGTTTAAAATGTAATTCCCTTATTGATAATAGTAATAGTCCAGAAGTTGATAATTTTATGTATGTTACTATGGAAGAAGCTAAAGATTATGTAACTCCTAATCTATATTCTATTATATCAAGATTTCCATTATCATACTTAAATTAAAGGTAGGTAACATATGTTTTTTAATATTTATTCTGGTGAGGAAAATGATTCAATATTCTCATACCTTTTATGCAAAAAGCCAGGATCAATTTATGATAAAAATAAAATAAGAGGAGAATACTTAGGAAATGTGTATAGTATTACTTCTAATTTAAGTTTCACTGAATTACTTCCTACACTAAAAGAAAGAAATGAAGAAGTATATAATTCATATCAGTTATATGGGGTTACTCCATATTTTTTAAATTCAATCTATGAGTGTTTACGTTCTGCTTTTACTAATAATTATAAAGATGAAATTATTAATTTTATGAATAAGGGTACAGTTCTTAAAGATGAATCCATTAGAGAAAGGTATATATGTTTTGATATAGGACCATTTTTATGTGATTTTGGAGATATTCATAATGTCTTTAGTTCATTAGGTTTTAATGTATTTAAAACATATGATAATTTTGATGTAGCTTATGGATTACATCTAACCATTAAAAGTACATTACAGGTAGCATTACAGAAAGTATTTATGATTTGTTTATACTCTACTTTTAATTATAATATGTTTCCTATTTCTGATGAACAAATAGATAAGTATATCAAAATGTGTCAATGGTTAGAAAGTGATAATAGTTATACTAAAAATATTATTCGTACATTATGCAGAAGTAATAAGTCATTAGAGAAAAAATTTATAGAATCAGTAATTGATATTGATGATGATCAAGAGGTAGTAAAGGAACAACTATATATTGATTTTACTACATTACATCAATTACGACATAAATGGATTAGTGATCAGGTAGTAATGTACTACAGTTTAATGCAAAAAGAAAAACAAGTAGTAACAGAACATTTAAATATTATTGATTATGGTTGTGCTAATGGTAGATTATCAGTAATGATAAATGATAAATTAAAAGATGAAAATATTCCTTTTGATATCTATGCTTATGATGCATCAGAAAAAGCAGGAAGAGGATTAGATAAATTTAAGCATATTCATTTTTATCAAATGAATTTACTATATCCTAATGTATCAATACTACCACAATCTATAGATATTGTATTGTTATCTGAAATCATAGAGCATTTTGATGACCATGAAAGAAAACAATTAATGGATTTTATTATAAATGTAATTAATCCTAAAGTAATAATATTAACTACTCCTAATTATGATTACAATTCAAAATTATTTGATAGTGGAAAGATTCAAGGAAATAATGGTTATAGGGATAAAGGGCATAAAATAGAGTTTACATGGGATCAATTCAAAAGTGAAGTTAGTAGTTATTTTGAAAAAAATAAATATGAAATTAGTTATGCTGGAATTGAACTAGCAGAAGATAAAAAAGAAAGTATTATTCATAGTTGGATTCTTGATGGAGCAAATATGCCTGGATGTGGAGTACCTTATTATGATACTCCATCTATATTAGCTGTAATTGCTAATTCTGATCCTAATAGAAAGTTACCTTTTAGTTATAAAACATCTAGTTTTCATTCTCAAATATATTTACCTGTTAGTGATTATATCATAGAGGGTAAAGAGATTTCTAATGGATACTCTAATCGAGCATTCCTTACTAATAGTGCTAATATATTTTATATTGCTCCTACTGTTCCTCCTGTAGACTTTAGTAAGGATCATAATGATTATCTAGAATACCCTACTACAGTTTTTGATTATTATAGATCAAGGGGAATAACTGAACTTGTAGCAGAAAAGAAGTACATGGGTAGTCGAGCACATATATTACTATTTAAATCATTAGATATAGCTAAAGATTTTAATATGGATAAATTGATTTATATTAATACTCGTAATGGTAATAAATTTTTTGATGATGATAGTATGGATCAAGAATTCTATGATTCAATAGTAGATCAATTAGAATATGACGTTACTATACTTGATACTGAAATGATGCCATGGTCATTAAAAGGAAAATGGTTAATTAGAAATAAGTTCCAAGGTATAGGAGAATGTGCTACTATAGATAGAACAATTAAAAAAGATGTTAATGGATTAATTAATGTAGATAAATATATGCAGTCATTACAGAATTATATTGCAGAAGAAGAACCATATTGCAGAGTATTTAATATATTAGCATTAGGGGATAAAGTTGGTAATAAGTATGATTGGATATTAGGGAAAGAACTTGACAACATTGAAAAATTAGGATACATTCGATCAATTGAAAATGATAAGTTTAAATGTGTAGAGTCTATTCATGTAAATCTTAATGATCCTAAATCAATAAATAATTGTATTAGTTCATGGATAGAGTATACTGAAAATGGTGGTGAAGGTTTTGTATTTAAACCATTAGTACAAAGGCAATATGCTCAAAATGGATATATGATACAGCCTTCTCTTAAAGTAAGAGGAAAAGATTATTTATTACTAATTTATGGTATTGACATGTATGAAAATAAAAATTTTAATGTAATTTGTAAAAGACAAACAAAAATGAAAAGATTATTAGCAATACAAGAAAATGAACTAGGGGATTTAATTTTAAGTTCTTTTATTCATAAAAGACAACTAGTAACTAAAAGATTAGTAGCAGGATTTTTAGGAATGGAGGGAATTTCCTTTAATAATATTGATAAAACTTTATAAATTAGAAGAGGACAGCAGGTTCCCGCCTGTTGCTCGAAATTAATAATTTTAAGCTAACTCTTTTAATTTTTTAACTATTTGTATTAGTGGCGGGAACCACTTAAAAGGGAAAAATAATGGAAAAAATTATTGGGATTTACTGTATTACTAATTTAATTAATAATAAAAAGTATATAGGTCAAAGCATAAATATTGATAATAGATGGAAAGATCATAAAAAATTATTAAATAATAATAAGCATTATAATAAACATCTACAAAAATCTTGGATTACTTATGGAAAAGATAATTTTAAATTTGAGATATTATCAAACATAAATAGAAAAGATCAATTAATTCTAAATATTTTGGAATGTTTCTACATTAGTTTCTATAAGACACTAAATAAAGAATATGGGTACAATATGAAAGAAGGAGGTACTAATGGAGGTTTAACTGAAGAAGCAAAATTAAAAATAAGTTTATCAAAATTAGGGAAACCAAGATCAGAAAAAGTTAAAGACAATTTAAGAAGAATTAAAAAAGGAAATAAAATATGGTTAGGAAGAAGTCATACTGAAAAATCTAAAGAAAAAATGAGAAAAACAAAATTAGGAAAAAAAGCTTCAGAAGAAACAAAAACAAAAATGAGTATATTAAGAAAAGGTAAAAAATTTACTAAAGAACATAAAGATAAAATGTCTATAGCACAATTAGGTGAAAAAAATCATATGTATGGTAAAAGAGGGAACTTGAATGTGAACTCAAAAAAAGTTTTATATATTGAAACTAATATTGTTTATGAATCTATACATGAAGCTTCAAAAATAACAAAAGTTAATAGAACAAGTATTGGAGCTTGTTGTAGAGGAGAAATAAATAAAGCTGGTGGATTTCATTGGATGTATTATGAAGGATAACTATTGACAAAATTAGTAATTTATGTATAATATTTTTTATTAGAAATAAAAGGGGTATACTATGAAAGAAGTTGAAACTGTAAATATTAAGAATTATCTTAACTGTCATCCTGAAATTTATAAATATTTATCACAAGGATTAGCACCTAGAGTTGATGTTAGTAGTCAATATGCAAATCTTTTTGAAAGAAAAGAAGTATTTTGTGTTGGTTATTTTGAAGGTAAAGGTACTCCTTACTTAATTACTGATTTTAATAATTATTTATTTACTGATGTTATTAGTATGTATAAAGAAAGAGAATTATCAAAAGTAATAGTAGATGGTAAAGTTATTTTTGAATCTGATAAACCTGTTACTATAGAGATCAAGAAAGAGAAATATTAAAATGATTGATATAATTTATGATTCCAAATGTGAAATGATGAGAATATGTAAAGATGGTAAATGTATTTTTGAAGGTAATTTTTGGGATTTTGATAGGAATCCTAAAGGTATTCAAGAATTTATAAACAATCTAGGTCTTCAAAATAAAATTGAAGAATTAAATTATGATAAATGGTATATATAATGACTATAGAAAGAATTAATGAACTAAAAACTAAAATTGATAGTATGAATCATTATCAATTAGCATATTATTATAGGTTTTCTCCTGCTGGTGATGAAATATTCATTACTAAAGAATTATCAGATTATTTTATGGTTAGATTTCAATCCTTTGGCGGTATGACTCCTACAATTTCTAAAGAAATAGGATGGTAGTATGGACACTAAAATCAAGAGTGAAATACTAAAATATTTTATATTATGATAATAATAATTAAATGATGGTAGATATTAGAGGATACAGATAGTTTATTGATTTTATAGTAAAAAATAGTAAAGTATAGAAAAAAGGGTTAATATAAAAGTTTTTAACTATATAGTAATAAGGATTTAAGGATATGGTAAGGTCAAGTAAAGTAACACTTAAATTTAGTAATACTCAAAAGTTAGCTTTACTTGAAAAACTATATACTGATTATAATAGTGATTTAACTGAATATATTAAATTAATTCTTAATGGTAATTTACCTTTTAAAAAATTATTATCCTGTAAAGAATTACCTACAATTAGATTGAGTCATTCTCACTATAAATCAATATTATATAAACAAGCTTCTGAAATAATAAGAAGTAATTTAAAATATACTAAAAACAGAACATTTAAGAAATATCAAAAATTGTATGCTATTTTTATTAAAAAAGGAATTCATAGTCAATTTACTAATAAAAAATTTAGTGAACTAAATATAAACTATATGAAAAGAATTAAAATACAATTAAAAAATATTACTATTCCTATAGATGAACGTCAATTTAATTTTAGTACTGATTCTAAAGAATTTAATGAATTTGTAGGATTAAAATTACCTTATTTTTATGAGAATAAACATCGAGCTATACAAATAAATCTACCCATTAAATATCATAAGCAATATAATAAATACAAAGATTGGAATAGAAGAAAAACAGTATTTTTAAAAAAGAATTGTAATGGACAATTTGAATTTATTTTTATGTTTGAAAAAGAGGATACTATAAAAAAATCTGTTGGTCCAATTATAGGTATTGACTTAGGATATAAAAAATTGATATCCTCTTCAAATGAAGACTATTATGGTAAAGAAATGGAAAGTATTTATAATAAACTTTCTAATAAAGTACGAGGAAGTAAAAATTATAGTCAGTATTTAAAGTATAAGAAGGATTCAATAAATAGGAATATTAATTTATTTCTAAATGAATATGATGATGTACAGAAAATAGTATGTGAAGATTTAAAATTACTTAGATATAAATCTAAATTGAGTAGAAAACAATTAAATATACAACAATATTTTGCTTATAACCAAGTTTTAGACTTGCTGGAGATACGAAGTCAAGAGAAAGGTTTTCAATTGATAAAAGTAAATCCAGCTTATACAAGTCAAATTTGTTCAAATTGTGGTGAAGTTGATAAATCAAACCGTCAAGGAGAGAAATACCAATGTAAAAGTTGTGGATTTGAAGCAGATGCAGATTATAATGCGGCTTTAAATATTCTAACTAGAGGAAGTTATCATTCCTCTACCGAAAAAGACCTAATTTTAGAAAGTAGTTTTCTATAAAAAAGGAATGATGGGGAATGATACAATATATTAAAAGTGAGTATAAACCTGAAGATTTACAAGATGCATTAGGTGAATTTGTTATGGAAGCTATCAATAATGAATGGAAAAAATATTTATGATGGATATCCCTATTAGTTTAGCAAAAGAAATTTCAGAAAAAAGTAATTATGATGAAATTGTTATCTTTGGTTATGATCCAAAATCAGGACAACAACATATTACTACTTATGGTAAAACAGTAGAACAATGTAAAGATGCCGCTTTAGCAGGAAATTACTTAAAAAAAAGTTTACATTGGCCTGATGAGTTATGTCATGCTGAACCTGATATAAAAGGTAAAAAAGAATGAATGAAAAAGATAAATTAATTATAGAACAACAATTAATGATTAGAAAATTAGAATTAATAATGGATGAATATAAAGAACAGTTAGATACTATTAGTGGTATTCTTCATTGTGTAGGTGGACCATTAAATGATAGATATCATCATTATAATAAAAAAGTTGATGATACTTTTATTCCAGAAGGATACTATTTAGCACAACCATTAATAATGATTGATAAGTTAGTATATACCTATGAATCTATAGATGATTATGTTGAAATAGAAGAAGAGGAGGAATAATATGGATCAACCACTACTAGATTTACATCCTGTATATTCTTCATGGGCATATACAAAGGATGAAATGGATAAATGTAAAATAAATAATGAAACTTATAAATGGTTAAAAGAAACATACAAAATAGCTACTGAATGGTTTATAGAAAATAAAAAATTAATTATTGATGATTTTGATATAGTCTACGAAAGTACTGGTGTAGGGTATGGTACACATTCATACAAGATAATTAAAAATAGTTTAGATTTACCTAATAATTATTTAGCATTAATTTGTGATGATGGTAATTTATGCTTTGGCTATAGTATGAGAAATGGAAATATTTGTATTCATATTGATTAATAAGAAGGGATATCATGTTAAAAGAATATGAGTATACTGAAGAAAACTATAAGGTGATATTAAAGGATTTAGAAATTATAGGATTTCCTATTAATAGATTTAAAGAAAAACATAATATATTATCAGTAGAATTTTTTCATGATATACTAAGTTATATATGGTTTGCTCATAGGGTACAAGCTTTAACTGAAAGTGAAAATGATTTTTTTAATAGGATGTATACTAATTTCCATTTTGGATATGGTTATATAGAATGGGATACAAAAAATGAATAATGAAGAAGTATTGTCAATATTGAATTCTGAATTAAATAAAGGAAATGAAGTAGGTATATTTGTATGCAAAGGTGATGGTGGTAGATCATATGATATCATTATCAATGGTGATGGTCAAAATCCTATAGCCTCTATTGACCAAGATAATTTTTATTATTTATCTAGAAATAACTACTTACTATATAGAGCAACGACAAAAGTAGGTTCACATTGGTACTATGGTTTTACTAAAGAAACTTGTAATGGGTTTACCCTACATAAAATATATACATATGAAGACTTTCCATTTCTATTAGGAAAACAATTTTATATTGTACCTAGAGGAATGTCAAAAGTATATTATCATGATGAACTAGAACAAACTGATATTACTACTCCTTACTATAATAAAGATGGTAAACAATCAGGGTATACTATTGATCAAGACTATGACTTTACAAAAATTAAAGAACATGCTACTGTTTATACTATAGAAAAACTATTTAGTAATTATATGTATAGATGTAATCCATTTTATATAAAAACATATTGTACTTATCATGTAGATGTAGGATGCTATGGTGGTAGGAGAGAGATAGAAAAACAAAATTGTAGGTATATTGTAGAACAGTTAAATGGTGAAAAGGTAGAAGTAGATGGTAAATATAAAGAATTTGATTTAGTAACTATAGATGGGAGTATTAGATATAAATTAAATACTATATTTGATTATGAAGAACATTCTATAGGGCAATTAGGTGGACATTATACAGAAAAAGAAGTAAATGATGCAAATGAAAGAAAAGAAAAAAGAAAACAAGAACTAGTAAATAATATTAATAATTACTTTGTTACTTTTAGTATTGGCTTATATGGTGGAGGAATGTTTAGTTTACCTGATTCTTATTATAAAGTTACTTATTTATCAAGAAAAAATAGTGTAAAACCATTTGAAGAATATTAAAATTAATTTAAGGAGTAATTAGTATGAATATTTTAATAGTAGAAGCAATTAAGAATTTAAATGAAAAGTATTTTAATGATATTGACTATAAAAGTGAAAATTATAGTTTGTTTACTTTTGATTATCATACAGATGGTAATAATGAAAAAGTTAGATATATGGGAGTAGATATCTATGATTCTAATAATGATTATCAAAATTTTATTGATAATGAAGAAGTAGAAAAATATTTGGTTACTGAAGTAAGAAAAGTAAATAAAGATTTTAATGTGGGTAGAAAGATGTTTAAGAAAATGTTAAAAGAAAATGGATATAGTATTAAGAGTGATTAAGGATAAAAATGATGGAGTTCAGTAATATAGAAAAACTAATAACTGAAATTAATACATTACAAAAAGCACATGAAATATTAAGAGATATTTATATAATATTAGGACCATATGCAACAATAGTAAAAGATAAAAATAATATGGATGTAATTAGAATTGATAATGATTATAATATTGAAAAATTTGATAGTTGTATGAGAGATTTAAATTCATATTTTGATTTTGATGATAGTGAGTAAAAATAATGTTAACTATATCAGGTGGATTAATTGAAACACATAAAGGATATGTCTATTGGGATTTCTGTACTGAAGAAGATAAGAATGGTATTGAATATGATTGTGTTGAAATTCATAATCTTTATGTAGACCCTAAATATCGTGGACAAGGATTTGCTCGTAGTTTACTTACAAGTGCAGTAGCAATAATTAGTAAACAGTATCCTACATTAAAAATTATAATATATGCGGTTTCAAAAGAATATGGGGTAGATGTAAAAAGACTTGTTAAATTTTATGAATCTTTAGGTTTATTTGTTTATTATAATTTTGATACATAATAAAGGAGTTACAGATTGAGTGATGGTGTAGAGATAAGTACTATTGTTTTAGAAGAAGAAAATAAGGGTAAAGTAAAAAAAGCTAAAGAGAAAGTTGAAGAAAAAAAAGAAGTCCCTGCTGATAAAAAAGCTAAATTAGAGATACTATCTAAATCCATTGAGGGTATTGAAAAAAAATATGGTAAAAATTCTTTAGTATGTTTAGATGGGACTAATATTCAAAAGTTCCCTATGGAAAGTACAGACATATTAGGACTTGATGATATTTTAGGTGGTGGTTTCGGTCAAGGAAGAGTTATTGAAATCTATGGTCCTGAAAGTTCTGGAAAAACTACTGTAGCTTTACATGCTGTTGCGGCTATTCAACGTAGAGGAGGAATAGCGGCCTTTGTTGATGCTGAACATGCATTAGACCCTATCTATGCTAAAAATTTAGGGGTAGATATTGATTCACTATGGATATCACAACCTGATAGTGGTGAACAAGCATTAGGTATTACTGAAGATTTAATTGACTCTGGTGTTGTTAATATTATTGTTATAGATTCTGTAGCGGCTTTAACTCCACAAGCTGAAATCGAAGGCGACATGGGCGACTCCCACATAGGCCTCCAGGCAAGGCTAATGAGTCAAGCATTACGAAAATTAACTGCTAAATTATCTAAAACAAAAACTACATTAATTTTTATCAATCAATTAAGATGTGTAGATAAAAGTATGATGTGTTTAATTGATGGTAAGTTATCATATTTTGGAGATATTAAAAAAAATAGCTTTATATATGATAAAAAAGTATTAGATATCTACAATTCTGGAAAAATTGATGGAATTAAAATAAAATCAAAATATAGACCTGATTTTAAAATAAGTGAAAATCATAAACAACCAGTAATTTCTAATAATGGTTATGAAGTAAAATTAGCTAAAGATATTAAAGTTAAAGATTGGTTAATTCAACCTATTATTAATTCAAATGCTATTTCTAATAATGTTCCATACTTTAATTTAGAAGATATTATTAAAAATATTATTAATAATTTACCTAAAGAATGTAGAATAAAACAATTACCTACAGTATTAAATGAAGATTTAGCATTTATTATGGGAACATACTATTCTGATGGGTCAATGTTAGATTTTGATAATAAATCTACTTATGGTATTATATGGTCAGAAAAAAATGAAGAAAGATTTAATTTAATACAAGAATATACTAAAAAATTATTTCCAGAAGTTTCAATTCATAAAGAGTATAGGCATATTAATTTGAATGGAAAAATATATTTAGATTTTTTTAAAGCATTAGGATTAAAAAGATATGGAAAATTTAAGGATGTTCCTAAATTAATTTATGAATCAAGAAAATCAGTAATTATATCTTTCATCAGGGGTTGTTTTTTTGATACTCATCATTTTTATACTCCAAAAAATAATGGAAGTCAATTTATTTTTACAAATGAAAATAAAGATAGTTTAATACAAATAAGTAATATCCTTTATTATTTAGGAATTTTTTCTGATATAAGAGGTAACTACTTATATATTAGTGGTTGTGATGCTGTTAAATTTAGTAAAGATATAGGATTTGCTGAACCAACGAAGCAAAAGATATCAGAAAGTTTTATTAAAAATATTAATGCTAGAGGTAAATATGATGTTGTACCTTATTCTCTAGGATATCTTATAGTTCAAGATATGAAAAAATTAAATAAAAATATAACTGATTTTTATGATTATAAAAAGTTTAATATGTGTTTATATAAAAAATTAAATTTTGATAGAATTGCTATGATTGAATTTTTAAAATATATGGAAGATACTAAATACATTAATTTAATATCTAGTAATAGATTTACAGAAATAAAAGAATTAGAAAACATTGTAATTGATGCTATAGATATTGAAGTAGAAAATGATAGTTTATTTACAGTAGAACAATATTTAACTCATAACTGTAAAATTGGTGTTATGTTTGGATCACCAGAAGTTACAAGTGGCGGAAATGCATTAAAATTTTATTCTTCACAAAGATTAGATGTGCGTAAAATTGAAACTATAGGTGGTGGAAAAAATGATGATGATGATGCTACTGCTAATAAAATAAAAATAAAAATTGTTAAAAATAAGTTAGCTCCTCCTTTCCGTAAACGAGAGTTCTTACTTGAATTTGGTAAAGGTATAAACAAATATGCTGATTTACTTTCTTTAGCTGTAGATAAAGGAGTAATAGATAAGAAAGGTGCTTGGTATACTTATGGTGAAGAAAAAGTAGGGCAAGGTGCTGATAATTCTATTAAATGGATACAAAATTTAGATAAAGATCAATATCAAGAATTATACAATAAAGTTAAAAATCTTATGTAATAAATAATTTAATAATAATGTAAAAAATGTCTAAACCCTCTACAATGATTACCTCCCATTCTAGAGGGTTTTTACTTTTATTATTGACAATACACTGATAGTATGATACTGTTATTAAAATTATTTAAGGAACAATAATGAATCCTAAATTTGGTTTTATTGGTAAAAATAATAAATTATTTTTAACTCATTGTCCTAAATGTGGTTTAGAAAACTATGCTATTAATGTAATATCAGGGATTTGTTCACAGTGTGGCTATGATGGAAATACAGATATAGAAAAATTATTAATAGTTAATGAGGTAAAATAATGAATGGATTTATTGAGTACCCTATAAACAATATAGGTAAAGATTTTGTATGTGGAGATATTCATGGTTGTTACTCTGATCTTGAAGAAGAATTAGCAAAAATTAATTTTGATATTACTAAAGATAGACTATTTTGTGTAGGTGATCTAGCTGATAGAGGACCAGAATCTAATAAATCATTAGAATATATTAAAAAGCCTTGGTTTCACCCCGTTATGGGAAATCATGAAGATATGTTTTTACAATGTTGGTATTATAAATCTAGTGATAAATATTGGCATTTTAGTAATGGTGGTCAGTGGTGTAATGAAATAGATAAAAGATATATAGAAGAATATGGGATACTATTAGAACAATTACCATTAATTATTAATATAGGTAAAGTATTAATTTTACATTCTTTGTGTCCTAAATTTAATACTGTTGATACATTAAAAGAAGCTATTAAAATTGATAATCCTTATTATCAAAATATAAAAGAATACATACTATGGGAAAGAGATAAAAGTTATAATCATTTTATTTCAGATATAAATATTGTTTATGCTGGACATACTATTGTTAAAAATCCTGTTAAATTTGGATGTGTTACAGATATTGATACAGGTTCTTTTCTAAAATATTGGGAAGGGGAATCTGGTAAAATAACTATAGTACAAATTTAAATAGAAGATAATAAGGAGTACTAAAATGTATCAATTCAATGGTCAATATATGAAGATTAATTCTATCTATAAGCGTGATGAAAATAAGAGAATAATTATAGGTGATTATGCTCAAGAAGAATATAAGTATTTAGAAAATAATTTATGGTTAGGGACTGAAAAAATAGATGGAACAAATATTCGTGTTAGTTATGATGGGGAAACTAAAGCATTACTATTCAATGGTAAAACTAATGATGCTAATACTCCACAATTTCTTATAGATAAACTACATTCTATGTTTAATGTTGATCAAATGGATAAAATTTTTTCTACTGCTAAAGTAACATTATATGGTGAAGGCTATGGAGCTAAAATACAAAAAGGTGGTGGAAACTATATCCCTGATGGACAGTCATTTATACTATTTGATGTAGTAATTGATGGATGGTTATTAAAAAGATTTGATGTTGTAGATTTAGCTTATAAACTAGGTATTGATACTGTTAAGATTATTGGAGAAGCTACACTACTTGATTGGGTAGAAATGATAAAATCTAAAACATTAAAATCTGTATTTGGTAATTTCTTAGCTGAAGGAGTAGTAGTAACTCCTATTGTAGATATATTTAATAGAAAAGGTGAGAGAATTATAACTAAGATTAAGCATAAGGATTTTTAATGCTTACTGAAAAGAAAATAATAGGAGCATTAATAAGTACTTTACATGATCATCCTGATAGTACTACTATTGTTTTTAATAGTAATTATGAATTAGTAGGATGGTGTATGAATGAAGCTAAAAAAATTTATTTATCAATATTAGATAAGAAAGATATGGATAGTATAAGAAAAGGTATTAAATATTATTTTAATCATAATAATATAGGTTTTAATAACCTGTATATAAGTAGTGTGCAAAAAAGAGTAATAAAAACTCTATAAAAGAGGTTTCTACAATGTTACAATTACAACAATTCCTATTAGATCATCCTAATAACTATGCAGAATTACTATCAGAAAAACCATATTGTATTGATATTAAAGAAAAAGGTAAATTACGATTATTTAAGTATAATCAAATAGCTTCAGATTTTAGTAATCCTCTAGTAAGAGAGTGTAGAGGGATTATACTTGAAGTAGATACATGGAGAGTAGTTTGCTACCCTTATAATAAATTCGGGAATTATGGTGAGTCTTATTGTCCAGAATTGGATTGGTCTACTACTAGGGTATTAACTAAAATAGATGGATCATTAATTAAATTATATTATTATGATGGTTGGAATATTGCTACTAATGGTACTATTGATGCTTATGATGCTGAAATAGAATCATTCGGTGATGCTATGCCTTACCATAGTTTTGGAGAATTAGCATTAGTAGCATTTGATAAATATATAAAAAGAGAAAATTGGTATCAAGTATTCACTATTGATAATACCTATATGTTTGAGCTTACTTCACCATACAATAAAGTAGTAGTTCCTCATAATGAAATTGATATAACTTTTATTGGTGTTAGAAATAATATTACTTATCAAGAAGAATACATAGGTAATCATAAATTAGCAGAATTATTTCCTATTCCTAATCAATATCCATTACATTCATTAGAGGATTGTATTAATGCGGCTTTTATACTTCCTTTTAGTGAAGAAGGATATGTAGCTGTAGATGGTAATTTTAATCGAGTAAAGATCAAGTCTCCTGCTTATGTAGCTGTACACCATCTAAAAGGGGAAGGTGGGGTATCAGTATCTAGAGCTATAGATTTAATTAAATTAGGTGAACTAGATGAATTTCTAAATTATTTTCCAGAATTTAAGGAAATTATATTAGAAATAAAAGATAGTTATAATAAAGTTATTAATAAATTAGCATGTGACTTTACAGATTATCTATCTTTAAGGGATAGTTTTATTAATAGAAAAGAAATGGCTATATGGAATATGAAGAATTGTGTGTATCCATCATTACAATTTAGTTTAGCTGATAATAAATATGTATCATTTAAAGATGCCTTTAATGATATTAGTAATAAAACTATTATTGAACTTATGACAAAGGTTAGTAAGGAGAAATAATATGACTGAAGAATTAGATAAAAAATTATGTACTGATTTTTCTGAATTATTTAGAAATAGAAATAAATCTCCACGAGAATCATGTTTAGCTTTTGGATTTGAATGTGGTGATGGATGGTATCAATTAATATATGCTCTTTGTATGGTATTGCAATATATATTAGAAAGGAATAGAGATATAATTCCTGATGGAATTATTGTTGATCAAGTTAAAGAAAAATTTGGTACATTACATTTTTATATTAGTTATCAATTTAATACTAATGCTGATGATTCCAGAGTAGATAGAATAGTTAGTGCTATTAACTCTGCTATTTACTATGCAGAAACATTATCATCTATTACTTGTGAGGTATGTGGAAAGTTAGGATCAGTAAGAGATACTTCATGGGTACAATGTTTATGTGATGAACATTATATAAATAAAAAAGATAATTAATTATAATTATTTATTACTATAAGGAATTAAGGAAGCATCATGAATAAAAAAATTGTAGGGTATAGATCACATAGATTAAATCCTGATGATCCTTATAATGCTGATGAATGTAAGTTAAATGAAATATTTAATAAATATATAAAACAAAATAAAAACTTTTGGGACTTACTTGTCTATGGTTCTTCTGTTGATTATGGTAAATTAGGGAATCCTAATATACCAGAAAAATACTTATCTGAACATGAACTTAAAATAGTAGCAACTATAATACAATGGTTAGGTACTCCTGTAGGAAAAGGTTTTCTATATGAGGTAGACTTATTAAAGGAAGGAAAATAATGTTTTTTGATAATGTTAATATTTTAAAGAATGATTTATTAGAATTAAAAAAAGAGGATACAAATTCAGAAGTTATATTAACATTACAAAAATCCCTTCAAAAATTAGAAGATTTTTTTGATAATTTTAATATAGAATTATTTAAAAATGAAGATATTACTGATTTTCCTTTATTTGTTGATATAGATTTTTTTCATAAATTAATGTTACATCCTTTATGGGTACAGTATGATCAAAATTCTAATTTTGGAAAAATTAATAGATTTTATCATGGGTGTTTATTTGGTATTACTTTTTATTCTGGAAAAAATACAAAAGGTATTGGGTTTTATTTAAATTAGAAAGGAAGGAAAATAATGCGTAAAATATTAACTATTGATCATGATACTACAATTTACTTTGGTGATATTTGTTATATAATGGATGATGATATCTATGATAAAATATGGGGAGATACACATGGATATAGTGATGGTGAATTTATAGTTAATGATGGATTTTTTATTGTATCAAATACATCTTATGGGGATGGAGAATATTCAGGAACACAACATGATAGATATCCTGTTGATGCTGGTGTATTAGGACTTGTTTCTAAAGAATTATAGAAAAAAGAGTATATTGAAAGTATAGATGACTATATTAAAAGTGCTGGATTAATTTTTGATGTAAAATGTGGACAAAAAATAGAGTATGAGTTTAATAATGGTATTTTTTATTTTAAGATATTAGATACAAACTTTTCTGAATATGTGGATACTAGTTATGCAGAAGGTAATGATGATGATTATGATGAATTTGAAGATGCTTTTGATGAAGATGATCAAGGAAACCTATAATGGAACAAAAAAGAAAGTATATACAAAATAGTGGAATGGTATTAACTGATAAAGACAAAATAACAATGATTGATGCTATTATGTCAGGTGAAGTATGTGGAGGAAAATATGTAAAAATGACAGAGGATAAATTAAGTAATTATCTAGGATTAAAATATATATCATTATGTAATAGTGGAAGTTCAGCTAATCTACTTGCTTTTATGGCTTTTACTTCTCCATTAATGCATGAAAAATGGAGACTTAATAAGGGAGATAAAGTAATTACTGTAGCTTGTGGATTTCCTACAACTATTAGCCCTATTATTCAATCAGGATGCATTCCTATTTTTTGTGATGTAGACTCAAAGTTAGGAATTAATATTGAACAATTAAAGCGAGCATGTGATATTAATGATAATGTTAAGGGTATCTTCTTAGCACATACATTAGGAATTCCTTTTAATGTTAATGAAGTACTAAGTGTATGTGAAAAATATGATTTGTTTTTAATAGAAGATTGTTGTGATGCATTGGGAGCAAAATATATGAGAGAAAAAGTAGGAACTTTTGGTCAAGTTTCCACTTATTCTTTTTATCCTGCTCACCATGTTACAAGTTTACCTTATGATGAATACATCTATATTAGAAATAAAAATGAATTAAAAATTGTAAAGATTGGAGATTATGTAGAATATAATAGTTTATATGAAAATAGTGAAGCAATTGTATTTAATAGTGATGGTAAATTATCTTATCAACCTATTACAGGAGTAATTAAACATGAATGTAAAGAAAAATTATATAAAATAACAGTACAAACAGGAAGAAATGTAACAGTAACTTCATCTCATAATTTGTATTATTTAGAAAATGATGAAATTAAAGGTAAAGAAACTTCTAATTTTAAAAAAGGGGATTATATTTTACTACCAAAAAATATTCCTTTATTACCTGAAAAAAAAGATATAGATATTAAATTATATAAAAAAGGAAATTGGGAGTCCTATATCAAAAATATAGATATTACTAAAGAATTTTCTTGGTTTCTAGGGTTATTTGTTGCAGAAGGAAGTTTTAATAAAAATAAAAAATCAGGAAATTATAATATAATTTTATCTTTACATAAAAAAGAAAGTGATTGGTTAAATAAGATTAATAATGCTATAAAAGATTTTGGAGATTTTAAATTCTCTATTTTTAATAAAAAAGAAACTGAAAATGGAATAAATATGGTTGCTTCTAATAAAGCATTATATGAATTTTTATTAAAGTATTGTGGCAGAGGTGCTATTAATAAAAAAGTACCTTCTTTTATATTTAATTCTACTAAAGAAATAAAAAAAGAGTTTTTAAATGGGTACTATTGTGGGGATGGTACAATACATAAATTGAATAATTTTATTTGTAAAGATACTATTTATAAAGAAGCAAAAACAATTAGTAAAGAATTAGCTACAGGAATATTTTATTTACTTTTATCTTTAGGAATTCAACCTTTATGGAATGAAGAATCAGAAATAAAAAAAGTATTTAATAAGGGAACAAAGAAAGAGTATATATCTAATTGTAAAAAAAATTATAAAATATCTTATTCTAATAAAAGTATTTTAGATTCAAAAGGTTTTAGAGGTAATCATACTTTAAAAAGACTTTATGGGGATATGACTCAAGCAAAAATAACTAAAATAGAAGAAATTGATTGTATAAATGGGTTTGTATATGATATTAGTGTTGCTGGATATGAAAATTTTATGACAGGAAGTGGAATGTCTGTTCATAATTCTGGTGAAGGTGGGGCTATAGCTACTGATGATCCATTAATTAATAAAATTGTACAATCATTGCGTGATTGGGGAAAAGAATGTAATTGTTCCCCTGGTCAAGATAACCAATGTGGATATAGATTTGATCATACTTATGAACCTGGGCTTGATGGACAATTACCTGTAGGATTTGATCATAAGTTTGTATACAATCATTTTGGGTATAACTTAAAAATGACTAATCCTAGTGCGGCTTTACTTTACTCTCAATTAGATAAACTTGATGCATATATTGACATTAGAAAAAGAAATTTTAGTTTACTACAAGAAGTACTTGAAGAATACTCATTATTTTTCTTTAGTAACCATGATGATAAAGCTAATTATTATTCTACTTATGATCCTTCTTATTTTGGATACCCATTATTATTACCTGATACTGTAGATAGACAAAAGGTAATTAAAGAACTTGATAGTAAAGGTATAGGAACTAGATTATTATTTGCTGGAAATATATTAGCACAACCTTGTTCTAATCAAATTAAAGATTGTATTTATTATGATTTAGATATGACTAATAAAATAATGACCAATATGCTATGGATTGGATTATGGCATGGATTAACCGAAGAAGATATTAACTATGAAGCTAAAACAGTATTAAGTGCTATTCAGAATAAGGATAATCTAAAATGAGAATATTAATAGTAGGAGCATCAGGACAATTAGGATCAGAGTTACATGTATTGTTTCCTGATGCTGATTGCCCTACTCATGATGAATTAGATATTACTAATTTAGAGTCTGTTAATAGGTATCTAGTATCTCATTGTAAAATACCTTATGATGTATGTATTCATTGTGCCGCATTAATAAATCAAAATAAAATAGAGCATCATCATCCTGAATATGTATTAAAAAACTTTATGATTGATGATAGTGATATAGTGTGTAATACAATAAATACTAATATTATAGGTACAGGATATCTATCAGAATTTGTAGCTATAGGATATATTAAAAAAATTGTATATATTTCTACTGAATATATTTATAAAGGTAATTATGGAAATTATAGTGAAGATGATGATGTATTTCCTGTTAATAGGTATGGATGGAGTAAATTAGCTGGAGAGGGTATAGTAAGACAATTAAATGAAAATCAATACTTAATAATTCGATGTGCTTTTAGTCCTAAAGAATGGCATAGAGATGTAGCATTTACTGATGCTTATTCTTCTCGTGAACCTGTAAATACTATAGCTAAGAAAATAAGTATACTTATTATTAATAATGCCTATGGAGTTTATAACATAGGTCAAAAAAGAAAATCAATATGGAAGTATGCTACTTCTATTAGTCCTAATAAAAAAATAGAAAAAATGAAAATGATAGAAGATATATCAGGTGTAAAAAGACCACAAGATTCATCATT